ATATAAATATACTGCTTTGTTTATAATATATATTTTTAATATTACAAGAGAGAATATAATCTTTCTCTTACTCTAGTGTCTATATCTACGTTGCAATTTTGTTGCAATTTGTTGCAGAGGTGTTGCATTGCAACAAAACTAATACTATTCTATCATTTTTTCTTGCCTGTAATAAAATTATCATTCTTGAAATTTTGTGAAAATTTAACAAAGATTTTCTACGTTTTAAACAAAAAAAGACAGCTATATTTCAAGCCGTCAAAATTTTTTAACCAGTGCCGCCAGATATTCCTTTTTCAAGAAAAACCTGTTTATTTTATCCGGTGCATCGTGATTTTCTTTTATGAAATTTTCAGCGGCTTTTCTTACCGCTGCCGCATCCGCCTTATTAATATAAAGTCCTAAATTATGATTTTTACCGGAAAATTTAATCTGTGCACACCATTTGTCACTCTTTTTATAATAATAAACGCCCTTTATACCGGATGAATTGTTTTTATTATCCGGGGCGTTGTATGAATTTAAGCAACTACCTTTTTCGTGTACAAGTTTATCCCTTGCGATGCCGATCGACTCCGCGGCGCGTTCACGCTGGAGACAACCGCATGACTGTACATAGCCGCCAGTTAAACGTGACGTGATATAAAAACATTCATTGCCGCATGAACAGGCGCACCGCCATAATGTGCGCCCGTTTTTGTCCTTACCGGCTTTTTCAACAACCTTAAGACGCCCGGTTTCAAACCCTTTCAAATCAACCTTTTTCATTTTTTTATCTCTCATTTTCAAGACGTGACGCAATGTATTCCAGCACTTCTTTCTTTATCTCCGCCCACTCTTTACCGTCGATATAAATATACTTATCGCAGCTCTCCCCGGAACCCGTCGGGGAATGATCTGAAATTCTCAGATCGAAGCTGTCAAGATAATCGCCGTTTTCGTTCTGTATCTCGACGTTGATATAATTACTCATGCCATAACATCTGGATGCTTCATGATAACATGAGACGTTTTTAAACTTTCTTTCAATCTGTCCCGGCAATGCCTCACATCTTTTTTCAAGGTATGATCTGCATGTCTGGTATCTGTTTTTTAACGTATCAGTTTCAAATCTCATATCCGTTCCCTCCTGCGTACTGGTTCATTGCCTTTCGATAAGATTATAATAGACTATTATCATGTATTTGTCAATAGTCTATTTTCATGTATTTATATTTTTTATAATATCAGTTATTCTTTTATCTATTCTACATGATAAAACAAAAAAATTCTCCTTGCAATTTTTATCCCTTGTACTGTTATACAGGTTTACTCCTTTCTGCTGCAAGCAAGCTATATAATAATCTTCGGCGCAAAGTCTTTCTTCACTTTTACATTGCCCGGGAATTTCTAATAATTCAATAATTTCAATTTTAAAATTATTGTCATAATCTTCCTGAAGGTCTTTACAGTAATGATTTCCAGCTTTTAATAAATTCACATGTGCTTTTGCTCTTTTTCTCAAGTTCTCTGTTTCTCCAATGTAAATTCTTCCATTATCTTTATTTATTATGGCATATATACCACCATTTCTATTTTCTGGATAAACAATATTCTTTTTCAAACAATCACCCTCTTTTATATTCCATGATGTCCCCTGGTTGACAATTTAAAAGTTTGCATAAATTACATATAACTTCGCAAGTCACATTTTCATTCTTTGTCAATTTTGCCACAGTGTTAGAATGTATTCCATTATTTTTTAACCACTGCTTATTAAGTTCCTTCTTATCCATAATCTGCCACAGCCTAGAAAAGTCTATTCTTCCATTATCTCCATAGTTAGCCATCTTTACACCTCTTTTCTTTTTATATATGATAATAGATTTTTCATATCATGTCAACGTCTATTTTCATGTATCATGTTGCACAACAAACCATTGTTTTATTTCGTCTATTATTGTGTATTTTGTCAATTGCTATTTAGTCTATTATCGTGTATTATAATCTCAACAGGAAAACAAAAAACACAAAAACAGGAGGGAACGATCATGAAAGTTAAAATTAAAATTGAGGGAAAGATAAACGATACTTACACTTTTCAGCAACCAGAAGAGGGAAATATCCTTGACGAGCTGGAGGCGATCATCGAAGAAATGAAAGCCGGAAGAATTGAGAAAGTAGAAATTGAGAGGGAGGCGTAAACATGAAAAAAGTATTTACACCAGACGGAACATTTTTAGGAAGGGCATTAAAAATTGAAACTACCGGGAACGACGTTGAAATAACGATACCGGGCGATTTCCCGGGGATGGTAGAAAGAATAATCACTTATCCCGGCGGCTCTATCGTTTATGAAGATGAAAACAGGATTTATATAAAATATTAAGCCGAAACGCTCCGATCTGGAGCGTCAGCTGCGGACCGGTCGCCGCGGCTCTGACGATGGCAGACCAACACATATAGAAAGGTTATGATGAAATATGATGACAGCATTAGAAAAAAGATACCAAGTTGCGATTGATAAAATCGGTCATGCAAGATTGTTAAATCTTCCGGAGCAAATAAAAGAATTGTTAAAAAATACAAAAGACTTGAAAACCAAAACGGAATTGCTAGAAGAGATAGCCAAAAATATTTAGTCGAAACCGCCGCGTGGCGGTCTGCGGGAACTGCCCCACCTGCACCGATGAGACAGGGCATAAAACGAAAGGATGGTTGATTATATGAAGATGATGGCACTTGAAGAAGCGAAAGAATACACACGCCAAAAGTTGGCACCGTATTACAGCAACGAGCGAATCGAGAACGTTGTAAAACAGTATGTTTCCGTTGTCCGCCCAGGCGTTGTCTTAGTTGAAAATAAAAATGTGGGACTTATGGAACTGTATCTATAGGAAAATGAAAGGATGGTTGATTTTATGAAAAAAACTGAACTTATGAAAGAATTTCAAGAGCTCGAAGAAGAAAAACAGGTGCATATTGACGGTATTGCCTGGAATAGTAAGAAAAGCGAAATCCAAAACGCTATAGAATGTTTAAAATGCCCGGATGAACTGTTAGAAAAATATCTGATAGTTTTAAGTCTGAAATATGAAAAGATCGGGCGTTTAATCGCTGGTAATGGAGATTTTAAACATCATTCACATAACAGACTTTATGTTTTTAATACTGCAAGACAGATTTTAGCAGATTAGCCGAAACGCTCCACCTTGGAGCGTCAGCCGCGGGATGGTCTCCCGGCTCTGATGATGGCAGACTAGAAAGGGAAAACATGAAGGATTGGACGTTAGAACAATTATATGACCTTTGGAGAGGTAGAGGATATACCAAGAAGGAAGCGCAGGCGATAGCTGAAAAGGATTTTAGAGAAATGCACCGGAAGAAATCCGAAGCAGAACGCCACCAGATCATGCAAGAAATGCTTTACAACTAAGTCGAAACCGCCGCAGAGGATGCACGCCGGAACCACTGCCGGCGGCGGTTCTACCCGTAATGGAATATTATTTTTTTAGGAGGATTTACAAATGACTTATCCGAACGGAGCACAGACAGTTTTTCAAATCACATGCATGGGAAGTTTTTAAAACTCTTCCAGACTGGGAACAAAACGCCGCAGAAATAGAGGAATTTTAAGCCGGGCACCCCCGGCTTTTTCCAGTGCCCGGATATATTCCAGCTTGACAAGATACACGCCCGGTCATATAATGCGCTTAAGTGAACACGTATAAGCCATTTTAAGGCTCGCGCAAGGCAATGCAGTACTTTTATATATTTACAACACGAAACGTCTGTAAATCGTTTTTACGACGTTGCAAGCCTGTAAACGCTGTGTATCTTGCCGCGTTGACACTCCCCCAGATACACAGCCATGATGCATCCGGTAAATCACCGGGAAGCATCCGGGGCGCGTCTGGAGACATCACCGGCAGACCGCCGGGGTGTGAAAATTCTGATTTCTGATCTCAAAATCGAGCCATTTTCCAAGAAGAAAAAATTCAAAAATTGAAAAATGAGATTCCAACTGTGAAAAGACAATATGCACAGTAAATTATTATGCGTCATTTCACAACTTGTGAAATTTGACTAATTCGCTCTCTTCTCTTCCTCTGGCTCTCGGTCTGTTTCTGCTTTTTCTGCGATTTCGTTGTTCTTGTTCCCATAAAATTCCTCATTTACTTTCTGGTTGCGTGATTTATAATTTACAATCTTTACATCGGTGTTTAATTCATCCGGTATCTTCCCGACGATCAACACTGTATGTGGCTGCAACATGTCGATCATAACTTTGAATCCCTCGCAAAACTCTATCCGTGCCGCCTTTGCCCGCACTCTTCCATTTGTGCATACAGCGATCACACCACCCTTACTGTACCCGGCAAAGCAAAGATCATAATTGTCTTTGTCCGGGATGCCTACGGACGGTATAACGCGGATCCCGTTCAGCAGCATGTAATGTGCAAGAGCATGATTCCGGTACACATTATACAGATTCAAAGCAAACGGCATACCACAATCGCCTGTAGCAATACTGAAATCCGGCATACAGACCGAGTGGAAACACTTCAAGTGCTCTAGGTATTTATCCGGGTTATTCCACAGCCTTTGAAACTTTGAATCGTCAATATAGAAATTCACATTTAATTTTCTATGCCCTTTTATCTTTTGTGAAAAGCTCTCTCCAAAATCTATGGAATCCTCCGGCAAATAATCCAAGCTGCATGCCGGGACAATCGGGATCTGATATTTTTCATCAAGCTCCGCTCCATAGATCATATATTCTTTCATAACATCAAAAGATGTATGACATCCATTGTACAATACTATCACCCCAAAAACATTTTACTATTTTTCTTCTTGACAAACAACTTCTTTTGTGAAAAGCAAAGAACGTGCGGCGTAATCACTTCTGCTTAGTTCATTTATCAGCTTTTCCCTTGTCATTTCCGGGTTTGTTCTGTGAATATACCGCAGCAATTCATCTATTTTGTCCACTATGCTGCCCTCCAATCAATGTTTGACATCAGATCATCCAAAAGATAGATCAAATCAGTACCGTACAGGCTGATCCAGTCCGCAAGATACTCTTCCTGCTCAATCGGCATATGAATGTTATAGGAAAAGCAAAAACAATGACATAACTCATGAGCCAGTATTTTGCGCAAATAGCCATTTTCTGGTTTATCCGAAACATATATTATCCTATCATTCCAATCAGTCACAGCAAGGCTAATAGAGCCATCAGAGCGCATTAATTTATGACTTGCGCCGTGAACAAATTCTATTTTCCATTCAATACCATTTATAAAAAACATTTTCCCTCCAAACAAACAGGGGCATTTCTGCCCCTGCCATTACATTTTGGAAACAAGCGTTGACAGCTTGCTCTTTGTCATCGTGCGCTCTTCCGGTGTCATGTCAGAGATAAGCTCCGCCATATCCTCCGAAAGCTCTTTCATGTATCTTTCAAGATCATGCATCTTTGCATCCTTGTCTTCTGGCGTATTGCCTTTGTGAAGCTCTTTGCTTTCCATGTAGCTTCTGCGGCTCATTCCGCTTTTGCCCTCTTTGCGATCACGCATACCGCCATCTGCCGCAATTGTAGGCTCTGTGTAATACATTCTGCCGGAAGAACGATCCATATCACGGTCGTGTTCCATTTCCCGGTACATTTCCGGTGTCATGTGCCAGTACGGAGGTTCTTCATATCCTCGGCGCGTTCCTTTACCTTTTGGGGAAAATCTGCCGTTTGCATAGCGGTAGTTATCATAAAATCTTCTGCCGTCACCAAATCGCTCAAACATTTCCATTGTTTCATCTGCACTGGATTCTTCCATTGCTTTCATCAATGTACGATAATACATTGCTTCTGCAAGGTCTTTCATCATGTCTGTAACCTGTCCCATTTCACACGGGTCTATATTTTCAATTCCTTTGTCAATTTCGCATTTAGCACATTCAGACAGTTTTTCAATCATGTCGTGCATTCTCATAATATCCATAAAACCGCCCCCCTATGCTTCCCGGACCGCAATTAAATTGCTGTTCTGAACCTCGATTGCCTGCGTAGAAGTATTCTGTACCGCTACCGTAACACAACAACCGCGAGGAACGTCCACATATGCCTGCGCCGAAACGTTAAAGAAGTTTTCAACTGCCGCCGGTGTAACAATCATTCGAGTTGACTGCAACGGTTCTCCGTCAATTGCAATAGCCAGTGAAATAGCTTCAACTGTGCCACCGGTAGGAATTTGAATGTTCCCGGAATAAGATACCAAAAATCTTGCCCGGCACTGATTTGTAAGTCCTCTCAATTTAACAATGCCGCTTCCCTGTCTATGAACAATACATTTTGTTGCGCTTGCCGGAGTTTCTGTAAATGCCACATCTTCTCCCTGCGCAACAGTTTGAATTGCAATTCCTGTAAATTCTGCCATAATTATTTACCTCTCTTTCAAAAATAAGGGCAAACATTATAGTCTGCCCTTTGTGTTTATAAGCAATACTGCACAGCAGACATAATCGAGTTAAACTCAATTAAGATACTCAATTATTCAATTTTGTGTAGCAGCTACTTTTAGCAGCTACATCCTGTGTTGCATCCACAGCCATACGCATAAGCGTTAGGATTTGGAACAACATATGCCGGGATTGCAGCCGGATTTACAGCGTTGATGATCTGCTGTGTCTGCGCTGACATTGCAGTAGTGAGCAATGCAGACTGGCGATCCTGTGATGCGGCTCTTCTTAAGTCATTATTTTCTGCCTGTAAGGAAGAAATCTTTTCCTGACACAGGTAATCAAGGATTGCCCTTGTTCCTGCCTGCTGGCTGTCGATAATGTCTCTTGTGTTGCTGTTCATGGTGTTCTGAAGTGCACAGGTGTTCTGTGACATATTGTAGTTTACACCCTGGATAGCTTCCCTGGTCTCGCAGCAGCAATTAGCCAACTGGGACTGTAAAGCATTCTGCGCCTGCATAAGTGTCACGTTTGTGGTATTAAATCCCTGCTGTGTCTGGTAGCCAAGGTTGCAGATTGCATTGTCTACACCATGGAAACCGTTCATAACGGCGGTATTCTGTGCGTAAAATCCATCACAGAGACCATTTGTGATACCATCTAACTTTCCGATGATAGCCTGCGTGTCAAACCCACGCTGAATTGCAGAGTCGGTGTATGCAGATGCTGTCGCTCCCATACCTCCGTTTCCTCCCCAGCCATTGCCGCCAAAGCCGCCCCAGCCAAAAATCATAGCGAAGATAATGATAGCCCACCAGCCATCGCCGCCCCACATGCCATCATTGTTTCTTCCGTTTCCTGTCACTGCTGCAATATCAGCAAGACTAGGCATTGCATTTCCATTAAACATTTTGTTTACCTCCATCTGATCTATTTACAAATGGGATAACCGGTTATTTTGCGCGCACCCCAAAATGTACTAATGATTAAACATGCTCATAACTTTCTGTTTTGCTTCATCTACCGTAATTCCTCTTTCTTTACAGAGATTCTCTGCCATTGTCTTAAGTCCACCTGTATCTCCGCTTTGATACATTTGCATGGCATTTTTTGCCATAGGATTGTTTTGAACCTGCGGAGAATTCATCATTTGATTTAACAATAATTGTGCCGGATTCATTCTGGATCACTCTCCTTTTTTACCTGTGAAGTTTTTCTTTGACTGCTTGGAATTTTATCTAATCGGTTTTCTATCTGTTCAATCTTCCCAAAAAGTTCATCAAACTTCTGCATAAATGCACCTGTGCACTCGTCTGATAGGTCAAATTTCAATTTTTCAGTATCATGCGATAAATTGCTAACAGTATCATGCGAAACTGGCTTAAAAACGATTGTGCGAATTGTGCCATCTGCGTTCCAACTTTTAGCGTATATTTCTGTCATATCCTGTTTTGGGAAAAATGCAACGCTGCCATCCATTGGCACATCATTGGCAGTGATGTTTTCTACCGCCGGAACTACTTTTCCATTTATGCCAAAAGTTTGAACCGGGATCTGCTGCTGAATTTGCTGCGGTGCCTGCATATAATTTTGTGTATTATCAATGCGTGGCTGATTCATATACGGATTGTATGCGTACTGCTGCCCGTATTGCTGCATCTGCTGATTATAAATCGGATTCTGGTATGCTCCGCTCATATTCATCCTGTTTGACCTCCTCTAAAACATCTTCTATTGCGTGTATGATAGACGACTGCGTTGACAAGTCCAAGGACTGTAACTCTTTTCTGGCAAAAATTTTTTCAAGAACTTCATCTGAAAACACCACCATCCCTCCCTTTGATTATATTTTTGCATAAAAAAAGGCGGCAAAACCGTCACGATTCCGACAGTTTGCCGTCAAAAAATACAACAAAAAAAGAACGCATTAAGCGTCCATACATCCGTTCGTGTTACCTTTAGTGTTACCTTTGATTTTGACCTTTAGAAAAGACACCATTCAAAAACTCCTTTCTTTCAGTAAAATCAAGGCTTCACAAGGTTTTCTTAAACAAAAATAAAGTAGCGGAAGGGAGATTCGAACTCGGTATCAATTCTCTCAAACCCGCATAAATACTGAATTTCTTTATCTCCAAAGGTGTTACCTCGTGTTACCTTTTACATTGATAATGCTTTTGCAATATATTCCTGCATTTCACTCTCTGTCTTGTTATTAAAATAGTAATGATCGAGAGTTGTTCTGATATCTGTATGCCCCATTTGTGTTTTTATTACCGATTCTGGAACATTTCCATCTATCAACTTTGTTGCATATGTCTTTCTTGCCTTGTGAATTGAACGTTCACCAATTCCTATTCTATCACATATCACATATAGCCGCCTTGTAAATGCCTGACCTTTTATTCGTTTACCGTTTTTCATAAAAATATATTGCCCAAATGGATTGAGCATTTTTATTTTTCTCATAAGTTCTTTGGTATCTGCGGTAATTATAACATCTCTAAACCCGGCATCACTTTTAGGAAAATTTTGAACATCAAATACATATTTGCCATTATCATCTCTATATCTTATTTCTGTCTTTGATATATGTATCTTATTTTCTCCGACATCAGACCATGAGAGGGTAGATATTTCCCCAACTCTCAATCCTGTTTTAAATGCCAAAATAATGCCAAGTTCTATCAATGTAGGCTCATCTTCCATTACAAATCGTTCAATTAAAAGTTCCTCATCCTTAGAAAATACCAATTCGCAGTCTGACTTATGGTTCTTTTTAAATGACTTTTCCGAAATTTCCAAATCACCCATAAAACTGGTTATGCTCAGACTGGTATAATGTTTTTTCTTTGCATATTTGAAAATTCCGTTAATCAATATCCGCATATCAGAATAAGCTTTTTGCGTAAGTTCCAGTTTTGAAATAGCTGTTTTTATGAATGATTCCAATATTTCTTCATCAATGTACCGGATTTTTCTATTTGCAATCGGCAAATACTTATTTTCAAAAAATCTTTTAAAATTTGTCTCGTACTTGTCCTTTGTCTGTCTTGTTATTTCACCATATTCAAGTTTTTCAGAAATCCAATTAGAATATACCTGAATAACTGTAGGTTCATCCTCCTTAGTTTTATAGAACTTTACTATTTCATCTTCAATTGCTTTTTCAGATGTTCTCTTTACAAGTCTCTTTCCTCTCTTATTATCTTCATCTGGCAAATATGTGTAAAACTTTCCATCTTTTCCTTGCCAAATGCTGTAAGTGTGTTTTTCAATAAATTTTTTCCTTTCGTTCATTTCAATTTTTTTCTGAATGGTGTCTATGTTGATAATACCATTTTCGATGGCAATATTCAACAACTCACTATTTAAAAGATTTCCCGTTTAACTCACCTTCTAACTTTTTTACTTTCTGTTTAATATCAAAAATTCTTCTTTCCACTGTTCTTGTTGATACGCATAGTCTCATGGCTATTTCTTTTGAAATAAGTCCACGGGCAAGAAGATAAAATATTTCTTCTTCCTGCTCCGTGAAATTGGCGTTTTCAATAATTGTTTCAAGCTCTGGCTTAGTCAGTTTTGAAAACTTCATAAGCCACTATCCTCCAATATTTTATTCTTCTCCCTGCCAGATCTTCGGTGTACCGTCCATCATTGCCACATATTTTCCGTAACTCATGCCGGCTTCTCTTGCTTTTCCTAAAACATCATCTAATGTACTGTTTCTACATGTTTTTACGCTTCTTTTTTCCCTATCTTTTCTTCTGCGGTATTCATTTCTGCAATCCTTTCCACAGGTAAGTGCTCTGACGCAGATAGTTTCAAAGAGCTTCCCACAGATGATGCATTTCTTGGTGTACACTTTATTATTGAGCATTTTGTTTTCCTCTCTTTCCAACATTTGCTGTATCACTGCATCCGGCGATCAGGAGTGTTGCTGTTATGATGGCTGTTATAAGTTTCTTTCGCACTGCATTAGTACTCCGTATTTTCCTCATATTCCTCTTTGCTGATGGTCCTGATGCATTCCTCACTCACGCCTAAACTTTTCGCCATTTTTGCAATGGCTCTTTTCACATAGTCGTATGCACTTTCTTTAAAAATCCTTGGTTTTTTTTCTGTGACTGTGAAATCCATGTTCCGTTCTGCATATCCAACGGAACCCTCTCCGCCAAACATTTCTGAATCCTTAATTTCAAAGTATAATGATATTCTGATTTTCATTTCATTCATTGTTTTTCCTCATCTTCTGCTGTCTGTATCATGGCAGCACCTCCACAAAATTTAAGGTTTACGCAAACCGGAGCTGTCCGGTCTGCTCTGCTTCTATCTGCATATTCGGCATCCGCTCTGCAACACACAATTCTGGCAAATTTGCTCTGACCAGTGCCGCAGGTATCGGTGGGCATACTGCATTGCCGCAGCGGCGCACCTGTTCGCTCCGTGGGTAGATCTTTCCGGTATAGTCATGATCGATTATGTAATCATCCGGGAATCCTTGACATCCATATAACTCCCTTGGCTCTAGCATCCGCAGTCCGATATCTACGATCTGGTAATCAGTGCCGTTGATGGTCACAAGTCCAAAGCGATCCTGTGCTGTGACTGTATCAAGCGGATCTTTGATATCCTGCCCTGTTCCCTGTCCATAGTATTTAATCAGAAATGCTCTGACCTCTCCAAAGTGTCCATCACCGGCTGTGATCGTTGGTAATGGCTGTCTGATATCTTTTCCGTCGCAATGATTATTCATCTGAATCAGATTTGCTGTAACAACGCTGTTATGATCCCATGCGGTCACTGTCGGAAGCGGATTTTCTACTGTTTCCCCAGCACCCTTATATCCTCCGTCATAGTACTTATGCAGGAATGATGTGACCAGTCCATATCTATTTGAGCTGTCAACTGTCATGATCGGATCTTTAATGGTCTGCCCCCGGACTTCTCCCTGTGCTGTCTCGGAATGATACTGGATCAATGTAGGGCTAATCAAACACTGCTGGTTTCCTGTAGTGATCGTATGTATCGGATCTTTGCAATTTCCACCCGGATGATTTGTCGTATTTGTCCCCATATATGGTACAAGCACCGGTTCCACAATCCCATACCCATGCTTTCCAGTAATGGTTGGCATAGGCTCTCTGATATCATTCGGTCTACGCTCACCGCCATGATTACACTGAATTATAAAAGGCTTTGGATTATTCAAAACGAATTTTATAAATCCTCTGGCTATCCTGTCCATCGTCTTTTGTGCCAGTGGTCTTACTGCCCGGATGCCGTATTTCTCTTTAATCTCTTCTGAAGTATCGAAGATACTCGGGCAGGGCAATGAAAAATCCAACTGTGTGTATGCTCCAACATAAGGCTTGAGCAATCCTTTCTTAACTTCCTCACTGTCTGCCGGTCCGTGTGTTGGCTCTGGCCATACAATCGGCTTGCCATCACACCGAGCGATCATGAAAAATCTCTTTCGCATGGTCGGTGCACCATAATCGGCAGCAATCAGTTCTTTAAATTCTACAATGTACCCCAGATCATTTAGCTGCTGTACAAATTTTTCAAATGTTTTTCCCTGCTTTGCCTTAATCGGATGATGCCCTCTGTTCAACGGTCCCCATGTTTTAAACTCTTCCACATTTTCAAGCATGATGACTCTCGGTCGGACAAGTCCCGCCCACCTGCAAGCTACCCATGCAAGACCTCTGATATTTTTATCCTTTGGCTTTCCACCTTTTGCTTTACTGAAATGCTTACAGTCCGGTGAGAACCAGGCAAGTCCAACCGGATGCCCATTGCATGCCTTTACTGGATCAACTGCCCAGACGTTTTCACAGTAATGCTTCGTGTTCGGATGATTAGCCTTATGCATCTTAATTGCTTCTGGATCATGATTGATTGCAATATCAACACTGTATCCGGTTGCCATTTCTATACCAGTGGAAGCGCCGCCCCCACCGGCAAAATTGTCAACTATCAATTCTCCATGTATCATTTTCTTCAAAAGGAACCCGGCGCGCCTTTTATCCGGATAGGTCCCGGCTCCTTTCTTTGTTTTACCTTATTTTTCTGTTACTCCGTATTTTATTCGTCTTCGCTCATTCATGTTATCAAGTACGTGTCCTGTTTTATCAAGCCACTCCTGCCTTTGACGCTCTTTTTCAGATTCATACCGTCTTTTTTCTTCCTCTTTAGGCTTCGACCAATCAATCTTTTGACCACACCTTGAGCAGAAAGATAATTCGTCCTGAATATGCCATTTGCCAAACCCACTGTATAATTCACCCACGAACCAACCGCAATTAGGACACATCCAATCAGTATAAGTGGATTGCACAAATTCTCCATGACCGTCTGAATGCAACTCGTGATGCAAACCTGTTTTTGTCTCAAGAATCGGCTCTGCTCCGTCATCTCTGTCAAACACCTTGATTTCTTTTTCCTCATCAATGACGGCATCAATCTCTTTGCATTCCTTAAGCCCAATTTTTGATTCACTGTTCAATCTCATAAATCTATGACGAATATGCTTTTTTAAAGCATCAGAATCAATATATCTTGCCATGTCATTACTCCTTTCTCATACCATCTGTTTTTAAAATCTCATCTAAGCAGGCATTCCAGCCAACTTTATATGATGGTGCAATCCTGTCCGGCTGTGGATATTTTCCGCACACTTTCATCTTCTCTGGCAACTCCCGGAGCGGGCACCAATCCGGTTTTTCTCCGTCTGGTACAAGTTTTCCTGTCGCACAGCACAGATATTCGTCATCCTCTGTCTCATAGCACAATGTGCATTTCTGGCATACCTGTTCCGGCATATCCATAACCAATACTGCTTTAGGCATATTCACACTCCTTCCGGCTTTTCGCACCGTTCAAACTCGATAACCCATACATAAGGATTCGCATCCCAACCGTAACGGTCAAGGTCAGATTTCTTGATGGTGGAATTCCATAATGCTTGCATAGCTCCTATTGGAGTTGTGTAGCAATTATGCATATCTGTTTCTTGCTTCCAGGCAAATCCTGTTGGACATTCATCATACTGTATGCCTTCACGTTTTGCTTGCTCATCGGTTATCTCCTGCAACCGCTCCACTCTCACATTCATAACCTTAAGCCAGATGCGTGCGGCTTCTTTTGGCATGTAAATGGATGGTTTCCATTTTGTAATATCTGCAATATCATTTCTTTGCCAATCTTCGTAGTAATAGTATCCGTTCGGCGCCTTTTTCCATGTTTCACGAACATACAGGATATCGCCCGGACAGATAGGACAGGTTCTCTCCGCCGTACTTAACTGTTCCATCTGCTCCTTATCTGCAAAGTTATGTACTGCATAAGTTCTCTTGTCGGCATTGTAAAATTCCATATCCGGCACAGTACACTCATTGGCATCTTTGCAAATTCGCCTTGTGCAAGTCTTTCTTCCGTCCAGAATCGCCCTCACCATTTCGGTACTAATTTGTTTGTTGAATAAAATCGGTTTAATTGCCATCTGCACCACCACCTTTCACGATCTCGATTGCGTGCTCATAACTTCTTGCTTTCTCTTTTCCCAAATTCCTGTTGTATGCATTCTCCCAAAACTTTCTCTCATTTTCCAACTGCTCCACAATCTTGTCTACATCATAAGCCGTCGGATATTCTTCTAGTAAATACAATACTGCATTTGTATTTACTAAAGTTCCATTGCTTAAAGTAACCGATTTTAAATCTTTCTTCAGCGCATCCGCATCAATCAGTCTCATCGTTCGCCCTCCTGTTCCAATCTGTAGTTGCTTTCGTTCGCTCGTCTTTCCCTGTTCTGATGCCTCCGTCCTGATCCATGTACATCTCACATTCATAGCTTTTTGGAAGTTCTGTTCCGCATTTCATACATTTGATTTTGAACATTACCACAACAGCCGAATGTGATGACTTATTTGTAATGGTTAAGAACATTGCGTTTCCACCGCAGAACGGACATGGCTTCAATTTTTCGTTCATTCTTCATCCCCCCAATCTAATCTCTGACCGCAATCACAATATACGGTATCCTCTTCCAATATGTCTCCACAGCAAGGACATCTCCCTATAAGCCCGACATAGCTGTCTCCGTCTTTTACCTGGGATATTGATTTCACTTTCTTCGCTGTCTGCTTCTCCACTGCCGCCCGGCATTCTTCCAAAGTCCCAATCTTGCGATATTGGCGCCAATCACTTAATGCTTCAAAATCCCGGAAGGATTCCCAACATATCATTTTTTCTTTTTGAGCTTTTTAAATATTCAAGTACTTCATTCTCCGTCATTCTTACACCTCCAACAGTTCTGGATTGTCAAAAATGTTTCCAATAACTTCTACGCATTTTCTTTCTTCTGTATAAAATCCTAAGTTGCAGTAACAATACCCGCTTTCCTTATGGCTTGCATAACTGTAATCCAATGTCCAGTCACCATCGCAATATTTTACAATCTCTGGATACTGTTCTTTTCTATCGCAAATATCATTCTCCCAAATCAGATTGCCGTTCTTGTCCTTAAGTCCGGTACACCAACAAATTGTGGATGGATCAATTTCCAGAGTATATAAATCTGATGCGTAACTAGGGACAATATAGTATTTTTCTCTTCCAGTAAATCCATATCGTACCAAACCGCCAATAACCCATTCCCCATTATCAATCCGCTTTCCACGGGATAAAAATCTATTCTCCATCACGTTCTACCTTTTTTCCTTTGCAAAATCCTCTATGTTCATGCACGGAGAAAGAAATACTTCCGGTCTGTTTCATGTAAGTCAATTTTTCTCCGGTCAACTCACATTTATGTTTACGTTCGTTCAAATACTGGCATCTTCCATCACAATACATCACTTTCCCCCTCCATTTCCTTCAACTTGGCTTCGGCTTCCTCGTATGTAAGAAAAACAGTTTTACCTATCTCACTTACCGGAAACTCTGGCATATCTTCACCATATCCGCCCCAGAGTTCTGAATGGTTTGAATGATAAGAAGCTCGGATATACAACACATCATCCTCATATTCAAAACCATACACTTTTCTCACATCAATGATGTCTTCCGGTGTCTCCCCGGCTCCTAATCTGTCCTCTACACATTCACGATAAAACTCGTAGAGCTTGTCTCCTTTGTTGCATGGGAAAATAATCATTCTTCCCTGTTCCTCGGCATCCTCATAAGTGGCAAGCTTATCAAGTGCCATTCTGTTATGATGTGCAGTCATTTCACATGGTTCAAGGTGTGCATTACCATTCTCTGCATCCTTAAACCAAACCATATCACTGTTTTTTGAACGTATTGTTAATCTCTCCATGCTATCCCTCGCTTTCTGCCCGAAGCCACTTCATTGCGCACTCTTCTGTTCTTTCACACTCTCCGCAATGATTCATAACGGTATTTCTTATACATTCTTCCGTAGGCTGACAGATAAAGTTGGAAGCTATTGGCAAAAACTCTGCCAACTCCTCGTCCGTCATGCTCCGGATCCGGTCTGCATTGGTCTGTGGCTTTTCAATATGTGGCTTTTCTGCATCTGTGCTGTACGACTCCGGCAGTGGCATCCAAGCATTTACAAATAATCCATATTTTGCATAGCTTTTGTCATCATCCCCCGGATAAAACGCACCGTTACCATCTTCATCAGTTTCATATCTTCCGATATCTGGAATAGTAAAGTTTTCAAACGATACCAGGATATATTTATCAGTATTAGGAATCTGCTCATCTACTGGAATCCATCCACTTTCCTGCTTCAAAATCCTGTTGATTTCTTCCTCCGAAACCACTTTTGTTAGCGGAGAATACCCGCAGGCTTCTGTTGCTGCCTCAGATATCCGGTTTTTAATCCTGCTTATCGACATTCTGATCCTCGCTTTCTGCCAGCTTTGCTATTTTCCAACCGTTTATATTGCTACTACTGTATGCGCTCCAAGATGTTGCTCCGCATTCCCATGCGTACACTATTCCGTTCTCGTATTTTGCAAAATATCTTCTTTGCCACGCTTTTTTTTCGTAATCTCTGACCAAAATCGGTGTATCAATCGGAATCTTACTCCAATCAACTGGTGGTTCGACATATTCACTGTTCGCCCATTCCTTAAGTCCTCTTGTGCAGTCATGTTCGATATCGCATGTATCACAAGATGCTTCACAACAAAGCATCGGTTTTCCTGCAACAATGGCTATATCTTTTCCATTGCACGCAATTTCTGCGATCTCTTTTGCATACTTCTCTTTATTCAGCATCTTTCTTCTCCTTCCCGTACCGCAACTGATACGGTACTTCCTTAAAATCTCTCAATGCATCCGGGTTTGAATGCTTCGGTATTCTCGTCTGATGGTTTTCCATCTCTGCTATGATTCTGCGTCTCTCTTTGCTTTCTCTGTGCAATTTATACCTCCGTCATTTTCCAAGATTGTTTACAAGCTGTTCTGACCTCGTATAAGCCTTATCCAACAGTTCTAAATATTCACTAAAGGAAATCTGTGCTTTTTCAGATAACTTCCTCGGATAACGCTCTAACAAAGCCTTGACGCACTGTTTCATGTCTCCAAAATATCCGATTGTTCGAACACTCTCTTTTTCGTTGCCGTCCTTATCCTGTCCGGTGTATCTCTGTCTCAGGGTGTAATTCAGAGGATCAATCTCCACAAAGTATCCATTCTGCAGTTCCACAGTTAACTTGTCCATCAACCATTCCTCCTATATTTCATACGTCTTTCCGATAAAACGCTTGTCAATGTACTTACATTCCCATTCCAATACGCTTGCGATCCCCGTCATAGTTTCATATCCGGTAGCAAGGCAGTTAATCAAATATCTGATTCTCTCATAAACCTGTCTGATCTGATTTCCCGAAAATTTAAACTGTGTTTTAAGGCAGACACCCAACATAGCAAAATAATTAAATACCTGTGCCAGCAAAAACTTATTTGCCTGTATCATGCAGTTCGGTGCAATCTTTCTCTCTACCAGATAAAAACTCTCACGATACGGAATCTTATTAGTTTCCTCTCTCACGTCAATCTTGCATTTATCTTTCAGATAAAAACCAAGTTCCTCGCCTGTCGTTCCATCCTTTGCATTTTCCACATATGCATCAATGGTCTGCTCAACCTTTATGATTCTTTTGTGTCCGAATCCGAACTTATCATGCAGTGCCTGATATGCCATCATACGGACGTTATAATAGGATTCCTCTATTAGATAATCCGCATTGCTTTGTGCCTTGGCGTGTCTCTGTATTCCGATCAGTTCACTCTTGGAATATCCAAGTGGCTGCATCCGCTTTTTCTTTCTTGCCAGTGCATTACTCATTTGCTCTTCCATCTCCTCTCTACATCCTCAAAATGGCTAAATACAAGACTTTGAACATATTTTGATATATTTGTCCGTGCATATTTTTTAATTAGCATTTCCCCTGCTTCCATCATTCCTTGGAACCACTCATCTTCGTTATCAGCTTCATAAAACTGCTGCCGGAATTTATAATAGTCATTAAAAAACTGCCATTCTTCGGAACCTTTTTCAAATTTCTTACTTGCCATAATCATTCACCTTTTAATCAAATGGTGTGCTGCCACATACTTCTCGGAAACCGTCTTTCTGTCGCATCCGTGCTTGAATCTGTTCAATGGTTTCGGTTCGCTCGATAAATTCCATACGATCACCTTCAAACTGAACAACTTCTCTAAACGGTGTACCCTGTCGATTCTTTTCAACTTTCAAGCCTTTAAATTTTCTGTCTTCATCCAAATTCCACATAAGAATAATATTGGAAGCATCCTGCTCAATATCTCCGGATTCTCTTAATTCGGACATTGTAGGCTCTTTCGTTACATTCATTTCCGATACTCGGTTAAGCTGTGACAATAGGATGATCGGAACGTGAAGCTCTCTCGCAAGTGCTTTGAATTGCTTCGAAACTTCCCCGACTTCGGATGCACGATTATTGAACTTCCGGTTACACCGTACCAATTGCAGATAGTCAACTACGATCACGTCATATCTTTGATGCCTGCATTGCGTTCTCATTTCCTCAATAACATTTGTCTGATCGTCAATTGTGATCGGATATTTTTCAAGCTCATCATTTGCCTTGTCAAAGGCTTCTTTCTCTCCACCAAGAAAAGCCTTTGCCCTGCGAACTCTTGTCAGACCAATCTTTGACATTCTTGAAACAAACCTTTCATAAATCTGACTGTTGTTCATCTCCATGTTGTAGTAACAAGTGTTATAGCCTTTTCTTGCCATATTCTCGATTATTTGTGCCACAATAGCAGACTTACCAACTCCCGGTCTCGCGGCAACAACTGTAATGTCTCCGCCTTCAAGACCGCCAAGGCAATCGTCAAGATGGTAAAATCCTGTCTTTACCCTGTCCTCTCCCACATCATCATTGAAGTATTTATCTTTGTTCTCTGATACGATTTGCTTCATCAACTTAGATTTCTTCAACTGATTAACTTGGATTTCTTCAAGCCTTGTAAGAACTTCCGCGATCGAATTATCAATATCACATGGTCTAAGGCTCACTCTCTGGAAAAGGCTTTTCGTTTCCCTTGCCCGCCAATCCTTAATGACTGCATCCGCATAGTTTTTCATTGCTGTCGATAACGGAGTTGCGGCAATACATTCCTTAAGCTCCCCGGCAATCATTTCCGGCTCCCATTTGTGGTTTTCAAGTGACTGAGACAGTGAAACGACATTAATGTTTTCTCCACGATCATACATGGCAAGCATTTCAGCAAAAGCATCTTGACAAAATTCAGAGCTGAACATTTCCGGCTTCAATTTGTTGTAAATCTTGTACATGGAATCATTGTCAATCAATACACATCCGATCACTCCAATTTCTGCTTCTGTCAACTGCTCTCACCTCGCTTTCGTTTCTCTACTTGGCGAATCCAGTAATCGCAATCCTCTTTCAGCCAATCACCATATTTCGGAATATAACGATAATTCGTATCATCTGGATTCTTCTCTATATAGTCAGTAACATATGCCACTGTAGCCTCATATATCAGCTTTGCAACGGCTTTTCTGTTCGGTTCGATAACTTCTAAAAGCTTGTCCATCCATGCTACCTTGGCAGACGTTAACGACGTTTTCTTTGGATATGCATTGATCGTGTATTCCCATCCCCATTCCGCGTCAAAGTCCAAATCAGATGCAGGCACGCTTTCTTTTGTATTTTCTTTCTCTATCTCTATATCTGTATCTATATCTTTCTCTATATCTATCTCTACATTGCAATTTTGTTGCAAAATGTTGCACTCCGTTGCTCCACTGTTGCATTGCAACGCTTTTTGTGCATTTTCCCTAGATTTCCGACTTCTTCTGGTACTTGCAGTCTCACTTCCTAGGTTATCTTGCACAAATGGCAACTTGTACTCAATGGAATCTGATGTTTCAAGCAATCCGCAGGAAAGAAGATACTGAATCGTAACTTGAACATTGATTTCGTCCTCATTAATATCAAGGGCGATCTCTTTGTAAAATTCATCTTCCAAGCCGGAATACTCTAAGTAGCCGCCCTTTTTCAACGACAACAACTGCATCTTAAGGTATATGATCGTGTATGTATCACCGCCAGCCATCTTACGGAGTTTTTTGATTCGTTTACTGTCAAAGAAATCATCCATCAGTTTAAGCCAATAATACCGCTTATTCTCCGCCATTTTCACTACCTCCAAGCAATTCAATAACCTTTGCCCCAGCATCTTCCGGGCGACAAAATACGAACTCAACGCCATACTTAAGTTGCATTGTCAACATAGCTTTTGCCAATACCTTGCCAGATGTCGGCTTTGTTTTCGGTAGCGGTACATTCAGCAATTTTCCAAGCGTGTGCATATATGCAATATTGTTATACCGGTCCACTCGAGGATTATGCCATGTAGATACATCATTGACGGAATACACCTTGTCTGTATTTTCAATAAGCACATATAACTTAATTCCGTTGTTCTGCGCCAAAATACACTCGTCACGGAATCTCGGATGTGCTCTTCCACAGATGTTCCCAGCAATTTCCTGCATGTCTTTTTTCGTGTCAACGGAAACATCATATGTGCCAAGAAAATCCATCTTTTTAAGTTCCATTTTTCTAGCTGATTTTCTACGGATAACATCCGCTACCTTGTCTGTGGCAATTATGTAATCTCCAACCGGCAATGGTGCACGCAAGACTTCCATATCGTGGCTTTTAAAATATCTATTCTTAAGGATATGTAAGCCCTCTTTCTGTCCTTTATCCTCAATTATTAACACGTATTCTCCTTTCTGGCGGTCACTTTTAGCAACCGCCAAAGGTATCTCATGGCTTTCAATTTAGTTTTGTGATATATTAAATTCCATACCAAAGTCAGATACCGCATAAACTGGTTTCTTTTATGCTTTCACATTGGTGTTTCAACCTATCAAAACGGGCAAAGGTTCATATCAACCTCTAATCCTTTTTCTGCAATATAAACATTTGCTCCATATTTAACTGTTTCTTCTGTCCTTTGTTTGAATAGTGCGGGATCTCCGCTTTTATCTGATAAGTGAATTAGAACGACATTTCGCAATGCCGGGTTATCGTTAGTAGCAATAAATTTAAGTGCCGTTGGCAGGCTCATGTGACCTCTTAATCTGTGCTCGTAATTTGGCTCTTCTCGGTTCACAAACTGCATATCGTAGTTAGCTTCCACCATGATGTGATTAATGTCCTTAAATCGCCATTTGACGTATTCTGTGTCTGTTGCATACACAAGGCTTCCCATATCTGGATGCGTAATGTAAAACCCAACGCACGGACACTCTGAACCGTCTCCGTTGTTATGTAGCCATCTTCCAGATTTATCACGATTTTCAAATGCTCTTATGTCAAAATTTCCTTTTCTAAAACGCATTTCAGAATCTTTTATCGGCGGTCTGCATGGTTCAAAAACAGGAATGCCAGCTTGCACATATTGTAAGCTATAAAGACTATGGTCAGTATGGAAATGGGTAGTAATCACAGCCTTAATTTTCATCACATTGAAATCCAGTGCTTTCTTGACTTCCATAAAAGGCAACCCGGCTTCGATTATCAAAGCTTCCTTGTCATTCTCCAGCATGTAGCAATTACCGGATGAACCAGAACCTAAAACTTTAAGTCTCATTAAAGAACTCACTCCTCACATCAATAATCTGTCTCGTCTGTCCCAACAATGTCCTATTGTGCTTTGCTCTCTGCTCATTGTCGCAAATGAACTGTTTGCAGATTTCCGGTCGTACCGGATAGATTCTGCATTTCTCACAACTCTTGTCCGTATCAAGAAAAGGACATGTCATATCATATGGTCGATTCACAGTAGGAAGCAGGTTCCTACACTCTTTGATATGGTTCTTACGGATATATCTGTGAATGACATCTACTTCTTTTCTGCTCATAGGCAAGAGGTTGGAACAGCAGTTGCCGCATTGGCTACACTTCCCATCTTTGCAGAAGTTGTAAATATTATCTTCCATGCCTTTCTGCACGGATTCTAAGACTGACATAACTTCCATAGGCTACTCCAATTCTTCCTCTGTTGGGAACTGAAAATATCCATTCAAATTGTTAAACTCCACACGGTTGTCACAATCTCTTACCATAATAGTTCCGAAACCGCCTTTCATAAGCTCTTTTATTTCTTTTTCAAAATCCTGCGATACCTCTGCATTGGTGATAAATCGACCTGTATATGCAGTTCTAAGCAATTCCATAGCTTTCTTGGCTTTTTCTTCCGAATTGTATTCAGCCATTTTTGCTGCCGTCATAGAGCTGTTATAGCAATAAATAGCCGCATGCTCAACACCGTCATATTCCCCAACTGCCATAGAAAAAGAACTGATTTCATAAGGCACATCAATTGTGCCATCCTGTGATATAACTCTCATACAGCCACCTCTAATCTTTCATGAAATCTGGCAAATTCTCGTCATCCTCTGCCGGTTCAACAACTTCCGCTTCGACTGCTGCACTTTCAACTTCTTTTGCTTCCGCATCTACAACAAAATCCTCTGAATTGGCGTTCTCGGCAATATCTCTTTTGACCTGTTCCTGCAAATCTTCCATCGGATATTCCTTGAAATCGTTGTCCTGCATTTCCTCTTTCGTATAAAGTCCCATTGTCAGTTCCGGACAATTCAGACTGGAGAAGAAAGATGCCGCTCTGTATCGAAGCATTAACTGCGGCATGGTTTTCCACTTACTACCATTCTTGCCAAGCCATCCCTCATCTTTAGCAATCTGCATATTGACTTCCATACCCTCAACTCTGCGACCATTTTTCGTAGTCCAAGCAAGGCACGAATAAGGCTTGCCGTCTTTATCTCTGGTTTCCTCAAACTGCAATTCCATATCAAATTTTTCGGAGTTATTGATTGCGGCAATCAGAAATTTACTGCTCCAACTCGGTCTGCCCTGAATAATATACAGATTCTGCATGACCATAAGTGGACTAACTCTTAACCGCTGTGCCTGTTCAATGGCAATCAGACAGTTCGCCTCGTTCTTCTGGAATGTCTGCGGAACGATTGTTGAACTTGCCAGTGCCTTTGCCATCTGCATTGCCATGATGAAATTATCTGATGTTCCGAAAATTCCAAGACTGTAATCTGTAACTTTGTTGCTGTGCGCAACCTCTTTCTTTTCCTCTGCTACTGCTACTTCCTGTTTTTTTGTTTCTGCCATACTTACTTGTCCTCGCTTTCTCCGGCATCTACCGGCTCTTCATATTTCTTCACAACTGCCACCTTGTCAGCCCCGTAGGTTTCCACCCATGCCATATCCACTGATTCATCTGTAACTGTCAGCTTTGCACCATTGGCAGTTACTACCGTGTCACCGGCTTTTACAGAATCCTCGGTGCGGTATGTATAGCTTCTGATGCTGTTTGGAAACTTTGCTTTGATATAATTCATTCTGACACCTCGCTTTCTTCTACATTTGTGAACTGAACCACTAACCTATTAATCAAATGAGAAAATCCGAGTAAATCAATTGATTCATCTCCTGTAATTCTCTTATAAAAGATAAAAAATGCTTGTATAATTGCAAAGAAATCGTCAGTGACCTCATTGTTACTCAATTCCAATTTAGGAATGCATTCACTTTCTCTTTCCTCTGGCTCTCTGTACACATCCTGCAAAGCACTTAAGAAATATAAAATTTTGTTTTCGTGTTTATCCATCCTACACACCCTCCACTTTCAACTGCTTGCCCTCTGAAACACTCAAAAGAATTAACTGTGCATCCATATCCGGCACATTGAACTCATTCAGCGATTCTGCGTTATCAACAAAAATAGGCACGCTCACACCGTATAACTCGCTAAGAGAACGGATAATATCAAGTCCGGCTACAATTCTATGACCGCTATTCAAAGTTGAATACGGTACGCCGTTTACGGTACACTCACAACAATCTTTCATACCGCCATTTAACTGCATTTCAAAGAGTTTGAAATTAACCGTCTTGAAATGACTGTTGATGGATTCAGAAACCTTATCCAGTTTGAAACGAATGAACTCTTCTAAGAGATAAAGCATCTGCTCTTGGTCGGCAACTTTCTGCCCGATTTCTTTCTGCTCGTCGCGAAGCGTTTCGATACGATCATCAATCGCCACATTGTTAGCCGCCTGCGCAATAACCTTGTTCACCTCGTCAAGCTGGCTCTGCAGATCGGCTTTCTTGGCTTTTAAATCAGTAACAATCTGATCCGCTCCGTCTGATTCAAGCTTTTTAATCTCTGCCAGTACTTCATTATGCCTTGCTTTTAACTTCGTATATTCTTCATTCTGCGAATAATCGGCTTCGCTCGGGATCTCGGATAACTGCTTGGAAAGTTCTTCTTTCTTTGCAATGGCATCCTGTTCCTGTTTCTTTAAAGCGTCAATTTCTGTATTCAGATCAGCATTTTTCTTTGTCAGTTCCTCGATAAGATTTTTCTTTGCAAACCCATATGCCTTGATTTCTTCCAAGTTGGATTCTTTCTGGGTAATGAAGTCACTTTTTGAATCATTTAGTTTACGCTTTGCATCTGCCTTGGCTTTTGTCTTTCTTTCTTCAAAATCAGCCTTTAACTGCTCAATCTTATCAGCCGGTAACTTCTGACCGCATAAGGAACAAACCGTTGTAGATTCATCGAATATCCACTTGGATTCATCAAAGAGATACGGAGTTTCATCAAATGCCTTGGCTTTCTCAGAATTATACTGTTCGCCCAGTTTCTTCCGCTCTGCATCCGCATCAGTGATAGTTTTTTCGTTATCAGAAATCTGTTTCTCTTTCAAAGAAATCGTAACCGCAAAATGTTCTAACTCATTTTTACAATCACGCAATTCAGCATCCATGATGCTTCTTTTGTTTGATAACTCGCGATTCATCGTCTGTTCCATGCCGGACATGTCAAACTGTAACTGCATTTCCTTACTTCTTAAATCGCCCAATGCGCTACCTGCATTCTCCATTTTCTTGTCACATTCAGCGATTCTTCTTACCAGATCTACCTTTGCAAGTTCCTGCTCTGCCACGTCAACGTCAACCTTGGATTTCTCGGCTTCATCAATACGCACCGGAATTTCAGCCTGTTTCTTCTTCCACCCGGATAACGCTTTGGAAAACTTAGCACGGATATCATCTGTGGACGGTGCTTTCTCCAACTCGCCGAGTAATGGGGCATACTTAGCATCTGTCTGCGCCAGTTCAACATCCGATACATCCGTTGCAAGGCGCATCAGAATATCGCGCTGATCTTTCCATTTCAGAGAAGAAAAATACTGCGGATTGGTCAGCATCTTAAACATATCCTCGCTCTGTGCCAGATTTGAAACATAGGCTTTGAAATCAGCTTCACTCTTCGGATATCCGTCAATCTCAAATGAATTGACATTGCCTTGCAAAGTAACGGTGTCGGTTCCACGCTTCTTAACCCAATTCTGCTTCTGAACCTTTGAAAGTTCCACTTCTTTCCCATCAACGTCAATAACTCCCACAACCTTAATTTCCACGTTATCAATGCGGTGTCCGTCCTTATCCAATGGTCTGACATTGAATTTTTCCTCGCCGGCACTGTTCTTATTAAACAGAAGCCATGTAAACGCATCGAAGATAGTTGTCTTTCCTGCGGCGTTCTGTCCTTTAATGCTTGTCTTATTGGAGAAATTCACATCAAGGCTCTTAATTCCCTTGAAATTCTCCATATGTAACGATCTAATTTTCAGTTTCATTTTCTTTCTCCTTCCACTCTTTATATTTTTTAAGTGCATCTTCAAAACATGCTTCATCGTCAACATATCCAAGAGCTGACTCTATAATTTTTGAATTAATAGTTGTTCCTTTTTTCCCCATCAGCTCAATGTCTCTTTGGTGTTCATTTGCAATAATGGCACATGCTGTATGAACTTTCGTCCTGCATGCAACCAGCTCTGCATATTCCTCAACGGAAATTGTAACGGTATTTTCTGCCATCTTAATTTTCCTCCTCTAATACATTAATTTTGCTCACAGACACCTCATATGCTGTTCTCTGTTCTTCTGTTCCATCTTCATATTTCTTAATATATCCGCGGCTCTGAATTCGTCCATTGATCTCAATATGAGTTCCTACTTCCAACTGACCAACAAATCTTGCATTTCTACCCCAAACAACACATGGGATATAATCTGATTTTCCGTAGGAACGATTGACTGCGATTAATAAATCTGCAATTTCTCTTCCAAGCGGAGTTTTCCTGTAAATCGGTTCTTTGCATACATATCCGTCAAGCTGGATTTTGTTCAAATCTGTATGCTCTCCCGTATTCGCTTTTTCAATTTCACAGACGAATACATATAATAACAGACGATTTCTCTTTTCCTCATGTTTGTTATAAGAACTATACACACCGGAAACATTAACGGCAGTGCCCGTGTATTTATCATTCAGATTGATTAATCTCTCTGAAATAATTAATGGGATAATATCAGCCGTCCCACTTAATCTATCCACTTTGAGGTGCATATTATAAAATCCCTCTCCAAACACCTCATGGTTAAATTCCGGCTCTGTGATAATCGTTCCTGTAAGTTCCACTTTATTGTTTTCTGCTCTCATATTTGAATTTCTCCTTTTCTTGTGCTAAAATAGGCGCAAATAGCTTATGCTATTGCTTGAACTGGAATCATTCAGCTTTGGTCGGTTCGGATGATTCCTTTTCTTTGCTGTAATCAGTGTCAAATGTGATATAAGTAATACCGTCATCGTCATCAGACTCACTTCTGTAATCGTAATCTACAATCTCTTCTGTATACTCCTGCCACTCCCCATCTATTTTTGTTCCTATATAAATAAGAAGTAATCCAATCAATACAGGTATAGCAGTGACCGGATACTCCGTTGCATCAATGCAGATGCAAAACAGAAAAACAACGGTGCCGATCATTTCAATTACCTTTGCAAACTTCTTCATAGACACCTTACTCCTACCACTTATAGGAACCATTGGCAATCTCGTCACCATACAAGGAAACAAAATCTGTTATTAATGCGATAAACTCTGAATTTGTCGGCTTTCCTTTTTCCACTGAAAACGTATAGCCAAAAATTTTGTTTATTTCATTTGTATTGCCATTTGTCCAAGTAACTTCTATCGCGTGCCGGATTGATCTTTCTACTCTCCAGACTGTATCGCCGTTTTCTTCTGCGATTTCAGTATAGAGTCCTTTAATAATGCTGATAAGTTTACTTCTGTTTTCAAGACATTTCTCAACCGCACTTATTATGTAACCGTAACCCTTAAGGCTATGTTTTACGCCGATCTGATCTAATGTCTTTCTTAAAGCAATGTTCATTTGTCTATCCATGAATACCTCCTGTTAATCCTTTCCAACTCCGTATCTGATTGCCATTTCCTTCACAATAGCTGTATATCCCTCGATCAGCTTCTTGTCCTCTGCGATAATGTCCACATAGGATAATTTGTCTCTGGTTGATTTACAGATACCCTCGTCAGCCATTCTCCTGCGCTTATTCGTAAGTCTCTGTTTCAGATTTACACCCATCCGCTTTGACAACAGTTCGTAGCTTTCGGCTCTTACTTGGCTGTATGCCTGCCCGCCACCAAGTTCCATGCTGATCTTCCGAAGAATATTCCCGGTATCGTCACGCCATGATGTTGTATCGAGTGCAACCACTTCTCGGATGCTCTCAACTCTTTGTTCCACATGGTTTAACTGCTCTGCCTGCCGTTTCTGTTCTAACTGCTGTTCTGCTACAGAATTGAAAATCTTCTGGAACATCTGCAATTCCGGCGATAGCTGATTGAGGTCGATCACCTTTTGTTTCACACGTTCTTCCAAGGTCGTGAAATAATCTCGTGCTTCTTCTGCTTTCGCTCCATTTCCTTTCATAGAAAGTTTCTTTGCAAAATGAGCTGTGAGTTTGTAATCTTCCCGTTGAATTTTCCCACCAGTTGGCGTCTCCGCATCAATGAAGAGTCGCACATAATCCTCATTTTCCGTGGCAAATTCATTTCCTGTAATATTTGTTTTCGCCCATCTTGAAAAATCAGCCTTTCTTAATTCTAGGAATTCATACAGCTTTCTTGCTGTAGTCATTCCGTTTTCATCGACACCAAGTGCAATCTCAATGGGTGTCTGCATTTTTGCTTGTTTTAACTCTTCCGTTTCCTCCAACTCCTTTCCGTGTTATAATTCCCTTATCATCAAATAAGGGAGGTGCTAAAATGATTGAAAAGACAATTCATGACTTAGCTGTCACATATGCCAGTTCAAAACTTTCAGAATATCAAATTGACAAACGTGAAGCTCCGCTTTGTGGAAATACCGAAATGTCATCCGAAGAAGTTCTGTATTTAAAAGCGGCATACGATTTTGCTGTCAAAAATCTTTCGGAGTAGGTTCGTACCTTTCTCCAACCATTGCATGAGAAACAGCTTCTTTTATCACTTCATGCTGTTTCTCCTCTGAAACAGACTGCTCAATGCGTTTTAGTGTACCGTCAATACTCTTTAACGTATTGAGCATTTCTTTTAAAATTCTCACTTCATTTCTCCTTTCTGATTGTCTTCTTCGCTTTCCTGCTTTTTTGCAGAGCCCTCAACCATTCCCAGAACATATCCTTTCTGGAAATCGTTCATTTTGGGAATCGCGTCTTTCAACTTTTCTACAACTTTCTTTTCCTGTTCGCTCATGTATTCACTTCCTTTCTCCCTGTGATATAATTTCCTTATTAAATAAGGAAAGGCGGTGATAATATGGATAATGGTTATTCTGAAACATTTGCTACATATGAGTTTGCAGATAAAGGAACATATGTATGTATGCAATGCGGTGGCGAAAATAAAAAGGGAATCGTCACTGTAAAGCAAGGCGAAATGTTACCAGAATGCAAAGAGTGCGGATATACTACATGGATTAAAGTAATGTAGGATTTTTAAACACTCTTTTTTCTTCTTCGAGCGTTTGGTTTGTAACCGCCAAGTTATCATCAACCAGATGTTCAATGAGGAAAGTTCTTTTTATAACCCTTTTCCCGCCTGCACATACTTGTGAAATGTGCAGATACATTTTCCCATCTTTTTCATATGGAACAACGACAAGACTCTGTAAAAATTTCCACTTAACAAAATGCTTATTAAAAAATGCAACTGCATGAGCCTTGATTTTACTCACTGTATCATCCCTTTCTGTGATATAATATTTTCAAAAACGGAGGAATTAACATGCTTCTAAAAATCGAAAGAATAATATTAAAGAAAATATCTAAAACGAATTTTTCAATCAAACTTTCCGATATAGGTAAATTTGATGGAGAAGATGCATACCAAGCGTTTTTGGATTTACAGGATAGAGGATATGTAACGAAAGTAAACACATCTATGGATAGATCGAGTTTTAGCTTCATAGTTACATCCAAAGGCAGATTCTACAAAGAATATCTTTTCTTGGAATTTTTGAGAAATATCCTCATTCCTTTTATTGTGGCTTTGATTACAGCAACTGCTACATATCATTTAGAAAAAGTAGCAGATAGCTATTCCGACAGCGGCACCAGCCAATGCGCTTACGAGTTGGATTCCACCGACAATGAATGGCTCAAACTTATCGAGTAAGTCACGCTTTTGCCGAAATGTCATTTTTTTCACCGTCTCACCTCTTTTCCATTTCTTTTGCAATATTATAATAACGCAATAGAAATATAAAGTCAATAACAAATTATTGCTTTTGTGATATTTTTGTGATAATATTATTGCAGAAAGGTGGTGAAGACTTGAGTACAGTAAACGAACGCTTAAAATCTTTAAGAATATCATTAGGAATGAACCAAAAAGATTTTGGAGAAAGAATTGAAGTTGCGCAAACTTATTTATCTCAAATAGAAAAAGGGGATAGACCTGTTACCGACAAAATTTCAAAAATTGTTTGCTTACAAAATTGGAATGGTAAAAGCGTAAATGAAGAATGGTTCCTAACTGGAAACGGTGAAATGTTTGTTCCGGAAACTAAAGATGAACAAATTACAAGATTGCTTTCAGATGTGCTAAAGAAAGAAAATAGTGATTTTAAAAGAAGACTTGTAACTGCATTATCAAAACTTGATGATACCGGTTGGAAATACCTAGAAGATTTTATTGATTCTATTTCAGAAAACAAATAAGAAAAAGCCAAGGGCAATGCGCAAACCCTTGGCTTTCTTTCTATTCTAATAAATTTTTAACAAATACATATATAATTCTTAACCATTTTTCATTGTCGCAATTCGCGACCATTTCAGTTATTTTTTCCTTGTAAAACGCTGTTGCCTCATTGCACTCTTTTTCCCCCATATTGATTTCCTCCAATCATTCCGCACTTTCGATAGCGATACATAAATTATAGAACTTATGTTCGATATCGTCAACCCCATTTGACAAAATGCTACAAATTACAAACTCGTTTGTAGTTGAGGGACAAGAAAACGCCTTATCCCGCCCCTCAGCCAGAACTTGAAGTGCCCTTATCGGACAATTTTATTTTACAAATTTTCCCGCAAACATTCAATTTCTTTCGGTCGCAAGTTTCGACAGGTAAATTTATTATTGTCACAGAATGTCGATTGATTAGTTTAAATTTTGTTAAAAAATTAATTACTGGTTGAAAATTATGCATCTGCCATTTATCTGTGATGAATTTTAAGTGCATAATTTTCCTTTCTGCCCGTAGGCTTTATGCAAAAGAGCCGGCTACACAACACATGGTCATGTAATCGGCTCTTAGGCTCTTAATTTTATTATATTTCTACATAGGTTTTCTTTTGTGCCAAGTTGTCCGCTTTATTCGTAAAACAGAAGTTTAGGGAAATATCAAAAGCAAGACGGTGTTTATATGGCGGCGATAAAACCCTATGATTCTCTTAAGGTAACCATAAAATTTAATAAGCAATATATAGACACACCAATATGCTCTTTAACACCAAAGCAATTCGGATTCGAAATGTCTATATATGATGTCGAATACAATAACTATGGCATTATGTTTACTATTAAAAACAATTATGCAGAAGAACTTACATTTTCCGTTATTTGGCAAGCGTTCGGGAAAATACTATAGATTAGTACAATCCACTTAACACAACTTGTCTAAGTCCAGTACCAACATATAATGCGACATGTGTATTGTCTACATAGCAACATAAAACGCAATATTCAAAATTTTTCCAGACGTTTGCCCAAACACCAAATGTTCTTTGAACCGTATTGCAATCTTTAAAAAAATCATACGCAATAATATTACTTGCTATTTCAGAATAATTCTCATCTCTAACTTGAAGTTGGAGAAATTTATATTTTGTTACATCGGCTATTTGATACTGTGTCCACGTAGCATTATTACTAAGAGAAGAAACGAGAACATCGTACTTGCCTTTAAAACTATTGCCTAAACTGCTGTTTAACGATGATATCGCCCCTGTACAAGTACCATTCCCAATCTTAGAAATGTCTGTCGTTCCAAGCATTTTATAGAGATACCGCACATTCTTGAACATCTGTGACACCTTTTTTAAAATAGAAGAATGTTTTTCGCCACTTGATAATTTTGATACGCTTGTCCATGCTGACGCTGATCCGTCTGCCACATCACTACTCGTAAAAGCGGTTGTGTTCTCGGCTGTATCTCCACCGGTTGCCACTGCACCGACGTTTTCTGCTGTGAGTTCTACATTGCCCCTACGGAAAGAATCTTCATTTACACCTTTGATTCCGGTAACTGGAGTTCCGGCCAGCACGTCCCACTTTTCATCTGATGTTTTATAAATATTGGCACCTGCCGGAATTACATTCCCGGCTCCCTCTTTAAAATCATCCGTGGTTGTAAATTCGTCTGAAATATTGAACATCCACCCTGTGCTAACATCCGCAAGTGCCGGAAGATCTGCAAATGCAACTGTTCCGTGTGGCTGCAATCCACCTTTAAGTCCTTCTGATACATCTTTTGCCTGCTGATAGTAATACTTGGCATTGTCAGAATCCTCGCCCTCTCTGCTTCCTGTACCACCAACAGCATAACTCTGTGCCTTGGTTGCACTTTCTTCTGCAGATTCCGCCTTACCGATGATCTCCGCAGCCTTTTGAGTTGCAATATCTGCTTTTTCGGCTGCTGTATCAGCTGACTGACTGGCGGATGATGCTTTCTCCGTGGCTGTGGCGGATGATTCACTGGCGGATGTCTCACTGACTTTTGCGTTGCTTTCGGATGCCTCTGCCGCCGTAGCTGACTTCGCTGCCGCTGTCTCTGACGCTTTGGCATTGGTTTCGGATGTTTTTGCCGCTGTTTCACTGGCTTTTGCAGCATTCTCACTTGCTTTGGCGTTGGCTTCGGACTTTGCCGCTGCCTGCTGGCTTGACTCTGCCTTTGCCACTTCCACTTTGATTTTCGCAAGATAGTTTGGCTCCAAGTGTTTTTCCTCGATGCTACCCTCTTTGACGATGGCAGACACTTTTCCATCCTTATCAATATAAAAAGCTACCGTATCAGAATCAAGGAACTCATACTGTGTAATCAGTGCCGACAGGTCTATGTACTGTTTCGTGCCATCAATCAGAGTCAGGATAATCTGCTGTGTGGTCGGGTTATAAACGAAGTTGATTGCGATTTTCTCCATCTGTGTATCAATCGTAATCTTAGAACCGTTCTTTTTTGTGATCGTAATGATTCCGGTCGATTCCTCAAAGGTCACGTCTGCAACAAGGGTAGCCACTTCTGTTTTCGTGGCTTTTGTGGTATCAAGAGTGATTACACGATCATCAATAACGCCAATAGCTGCGTCCATTTTGTTAAGATTGCTTTCATTAAGCGGTGTTTCATCACTCGGATAATTCTCCCAATTAATAGCACTATGCGCTTTGTTCATGGTCCTCACTCTCCCTTTCCTTTGCAAGCTTCATCTGCTCCCGTTCGGCTATAACATGTCTGTTTGCTTCTTCCTTAATCTGCTGCAGAATATCCTTAAACACTAGGTACTTAGCTTCGATTGGGACATCCTCACACAAATTTGCATAATTTATAATGTCGTTTTCAAATTCCCGGATTTTTGCATTTATCATAGATTTTCCACCTTTTCCTTTAACTGTTCTATCTCGTCATGCTGCAACTGCACTGTGGCAACCAGATCAGCAATCAGTTCCGTATATTTCAGTCCGTAATACTTTTTCCCATTGCTGTCTGAAAACGTTTTTGGACAAATATTCCACCCTTTTTCCGCTTTTTTCAAAACATCCTGTGCAATAAATCCATGATGGAACCCATCTTTTTCGAAATTATAACGATACGATTTTGCTCTTAAAGAATAAATAAACTCAGATGATTGCTTTTTGCTTAAATCTAAAATTGTGTTTTTTATTCTTTTGTCAGATCCATTAATTACTCCACCTCTGAATCCACCTACTCCGGTATCTCCGTCTAAATGGATCATCATGTGGTCATTATCGTTTGCGCCTTTATGCAATGAAACCTGATTATATTGAACCGTACATTTATGAACAGGACTTTCAAGCGTCCCTTCCACTGTTCGAAATCCATCCGTTCCCATCTGTACAAGTGTTCCACTGCGTTTAAATTCAATAAGGTTTTCTACAGACTCTTCCGCTTGAATATGCATATATCCCCCGGTCATTTCCATAGAACCTTTTAATTCAAGCAGTTTTGCTTTGATTTTTATGCCCTCGGCTGACTGGTTGATTTCTGAAATGACGCTGTCTCTTGTAACTTTGCTTTCGATCCCCTTTGATGTCTGCGTAATCGCACTAGACATATTGGATGAAAGCTGCTTAAGCGTGGTTATCAATGTCCATTTATATTTACCGCTGTTAATTCCGCCATCCGGATCGCAGCCATACAATTTTCCACTATCCTGATCTAAAAAACTGCGTCCATTATATTTGGATGATGCAGGGTAAGTATCTTGGGGTTTTCCAAAACCATAATAATTAATATCATAGCCATCAATATTCCATGCCTTCAACGAAGCACTGACTTCTGACCGTATCTTAGTTGCAGTTACCTCTATATTTCCGGACAAATCGCCCTCTGCTTCGCTTGCTCTCGTAACTTCCGCTGTAATCTTGTCCTCATTAATTTTAATAGCTGCTGCAAGTTCAACTTCCTGTCCCTGGGCCCTTTTAACTTCTGCTGTAATACTGCTCGCATTTTGCGTGATTCTCGATGATAAACCATCCGTTGTATTTTTAACTTCTGTGCGAATTTCGGTTGCGGTCTGCGTGATCTGTGACTGCAATCCCTTCTCAACATCAGTTATCGTGCTCTGTGTCTTTTCAATGGTTCGCTCCAACACATTGCTCTTGCCTTTGAGCTTTAAAATACTTTTCTGTATTCCGTTCGCCCCGTTTGTCCGGTACTCTTCCCCATCCGCTTCCAAATCATCACGCAAAGCCTGTATACCTTTCAGGGTTCTTTTCAGAATATAGGACTCAATCAGTTCATATCTGGTCGGCAGCCGCACTGCATCCCCGACCTCAAGACACGGATTTCCTTTGCAGTCCGCTGTAAACGGGCGGTAAACAATCCCTCTGATCTTGGAAAGGATATTTTTTGCAATGCCTTTCAGTTCTTTTGTGCCTTTGCCATATACAAGAAAATTATCCTCGATCACATAAGTATTGTCTCCAGTACCCACGATCACGCCGATATCATTCTTCTGCTCCCGGATCTGTAACTTATTGATCGTTTTAACAAGAAAATCTTCATATTCAGCCGTTATATATAAATCTTTCCCGATCCGGTTGCTTTTCGGATCTCTTGGAAACAAATCATCCGCCGGATAAAGATCATTCCTTGGATATAATCCCTGTATCTCCTGTTCCAGATAAATATAATGAAACTTCCCGTCACGCCCAATGTGCCCCATACAGCCATTGAGCTCACAAATACAGGACAACACTTCCTTGCCGCTCATAGATTCGCCTATGGTGCTCGATTCCTCTGTATCAGAACTTGTCTCGCTGGATGCCGTGACTGCAACTGTTTTTTCAATAGACATGCCGTCATTAACCAGTATAATGTCAGCCTGCTCAATCCTGAAGTGCTTAAAAAAACTGTCCCGGAACTGCTTCATAGTGACCGGATCATAAACTGTAACGGTCGTGATTTTTCCATCTTTATCTTTCTGCTGCTCTTTATGGGATGGAAAGACAGTGTTATACCATGCTGCCACATCTGCATTTAAAATGTCATAAAGAGCATCATATGCGACAACATCACGGCACGTCCTGTCTGCCGTAGGCGTATCAGAATCAACCTTATATCGTCCGAACTGGAACGGGATATCTGCATGTCCACCAAGAGACATCCTTACTGTCATCCATCTGCCCTTCATTGGCAAAAATGTATTTGACACCGTGAATTTAATCATGGCGGCTTCACACGAACCAAACGTCAATTCCTGTTCTGAACACAAACTTTCGGTCAATTCGAATTTTTCTTGGTGTAGCTCTGTATTTGTGATATTGACTTTTCCGTCATCAGATACGATGGATAACTGCTTATCGACCGTATCTTTTTTGAACAAGTCGCCATATTTATAATTAACCACCGTACACACCCCCTATGAAAGCAAGCCGAACTGAATTGTAACGAATTATTCCATCATATGTTCCGTATATCGTAGGCTGAAAATCTGCCATATAGCCGTACTGCGTCACATAATCGTCATATTCCGGGATATACGCTGTGATATAGCAGGCTCTCCCTGTCGCATTTGTGAACTGGCTTCTGATATTATTTAAAACCTCATTGAAAGTCTTATTTGTCAGCATAGCCGGGGTCTCAAATTCGACCTTTAACGCCTTTAACTCCACGGCATTTCTATGCAGATAACCATTGGCATCCGTATAATCATCTAAATCCTGCATATTGACATATGGACTATATGATTCCGCTTTCATAAAAGACATTGGCACTATGTAATTTCCAATCTTTAAAAGCCATCCGCTGTATGCCATACGATCACCTCCGCTTACTTTTCGTTTCTGAATCTATTGATATGGATGCCGTTATTGTCGCTTAAAAATAAGATTTCCGTTTTTCCATCCGGCAGAATATCCGCCACAAGGCAATTATTCGGATTTCCTATTGGTGTCCGGTTTTCCGAGCACTTACCCCAGTCTATTGGTTTATATTTTTTCATGGCTATTCTCCTAAAAATGGGTACAAAAATAGCACCTACCGTGTATGATAGGTGCTAAATAAATCAAAAAAGAAGCGCATCTCTGCGCTTCCTCTTATATTTTCTGTATTGTTGCATTTTCCACCAATAAGTAATTACCATCTTCCATTAGCGATAAATGATAATCTTCTTCAAAGTATTCATAGGTTAATTCCATTTCCTCTTCTTTAAAATCTTTATAGCTTTTGTAAAGAGTAACGCAACCTTTTTGACCGTTTTTTGCAGTAAAAACATAACCGCCCAATGGTAAATCTCTACCAACAAGATATCCTCCAGATGGATAAATCCCTTTTTCTTTGTCGTACATACATTCTTCTCCCTTAGTTTATTATTCTATTTATCTGCTCTTCCAGTAAAATATACTTCTGCATGATCGTATTTCCCATAGCAATCAAGCTGATCTGAAATAGTTTTCCCTGGTTTAATCTCACTGTCTGAATCTGTAATATATGTGCTGTTGTAATTTACCACATTATTACTACTGTCAAAAAATATTGCATACGCGCTTACAAAAAGCGCCGGATTTGTGCTTTTATTGGTCACGGATACAGTCACGTTTTCATCATTAAATGTCTGTTCAACGGATAAATCATTTACAACCGGTTTATAATATGGGTTTTCGTCATAATCTAATGTGTAATCCACCTTGTCAATTCCGGACACACTATCAAAATAGAAAACGCCAATAGATGTTTCCCCTGCTCCCAATACATCAATGCTCATGTCGGCGGCTCCTATTGAATTCCCACTTGAATCTTTGGCTATAGCGTTCCCAGAAATTGCGACATTCGTGTTTGAATTATTTGTTACAATCAAAAAATCTAATGTGTCTCCTATTGTGTTTTCGTACAGATACTCTTTTACCAAAAAATCAGAATCAGAAACTTCTTCTCTTGTCGCTTCCTTGTTATCTACCGTACTAATAGAAGAGACTTTTTTATTTTGCTCGGTAGAATCAGCAACTGCATCGTTATTTTCTCCGTTTCCGCCAAATATGGCAATCAACAGGATTATAACTATAACCACCGCAACAAACCACTTTGTTACTCCACCCTGCTTTTTTTTGCAATTAGGGCAAATTTTTGCTTTAGCTGGAATCTCCGTCTGACAGTACTTGCATAATTTTGTTTCACTTTTTTCATTCATAGCTTTTCCTCCCACCACTTGTAATAAAATGATTCTACCACAAGTAGCGGTATTTGTCACTAGAAACTATATGCTTCTCTGCCCGTTCTATTAAAATATTCTCTTGCGTATTTTCTAGCACTTCTTCCTATCTGGTCTTGTGTCACACCAAATTCTTTTTCGAGGATTCCTTGCAATAACTGATTTTGCTGTTTAAGTAACGCAATTTCCTGCTGTGACGTACTGTATACAGCATCACGAATACCTGTGATCTCCTGCCCCCCAGCAACTGCTGTCTTTCCTCCAACTGTTCCAAGGATTTCCGGTACGCCGTTTTCTCCTGCCATAAACATGCTGTACTGTTTTGGAAAACCTCCTGCGGCGAACGTTGGGATTTTTCCAAGGTTAATATTGCCAGCTTGAATTATTTCTTTTCCACCAATATTTACAGAATCCCATGAAAAAGACAGTTTTGAATTAAGCCACGTTGCAAAATTATTCCATACCTGCTTAATTCCTGCAACAGCATTATCAAATGCCTGCTTCAATCCGTCAGAAATGCCACTGAATGTCCAATTATCTTTTGTAAAATACGGTTCTACATGATTTGTCCACCAAGAACCAATTCCAGATGTACTCCACCAGTTACTAAATTCGCCCCATTTTTCAGAAAGACCTTTTTTCATTCCGTCTCCCTGCTCATCCCATCTTTTTTTTGTAAACCATGGCTTCACATGATTTTCCCACCAGTTATATATTCCTGTCTTTTGCCACCAATCGGAAAATTCATCCCATTTAGCAGATAATCCCTCTTTTATTCCATTTCCTACTTCCATCCACTTTTCTTTTGTGAACCACGGGAAAATATTCTCCTGAATGTAAGTTAAGGCTTCATTCCACTTTTCTTCTATTTTACCTTTTATTTCTCCTATTTCTGTCTGTATTGAAAGCTTTTTTTCTCCCCAATATTCTTTTACATCTTCCCACCATGAAGAAACATCCTCTAAAGTTGTTGTTAATTTATTGCGAACGGGTAGTTCTACATTCAATCCCCACCATTCTTTGACATTGTCTTTGAACTCGGAAATCTTCTCTTGTAAATTTGGAAGAACAACATTTGCATGTAAATCAACATCTTCCAATCCGTTCAGTTCTTTCCACTCATCTATCCATGTTTTTAAGCTAAATTCGCCATCAAATCCATTCTTTTTCTTCCATTTATCAAAAAATCCAGTAAGTTCAGTAGTGTTTGGAACATTTAAGCTTAATGGAACTTCTTCGTTATATTCATTAACTGCTTTCTGGAAATCATCTAATGATTTATAATCTTGCTTTTTAGGAAGATTTTTCACAAAATCATCTAACTGTTTGCTCCATTCAGCCGTTTTATTGTGTAGTGCTCCTCCGCCAAAGATATCTATTCTTTCAAATGGATTTATAAAAAATTTCTTTATGCTATCCTGTATGTATTGTGTGATTCCACCTCTATTTAGCGATTCCATAAGCTCATGCTTATCTTTGTTCACGCTTTTCTTTCCAATCGTAAAAGAAAGCGTTGCCACTACTACAGCAAGCGAAATAGGAATTGCATATGATAGCAATGATTTTACCGCCGTTTGACCAAAAGCGGCTGTGAATTTCGCTCCTATTAATTTCCCAATAGTCTCCTTGAGAAGTTTCCCTGTTAACAGTTTTCCTGCAAGTTTCAAAGCAAACGCTCCGAGAAGAATTTCAACTGTCTCAATATCAATGTTTGAAAGAAAATCTTTTACGCCTTTCCAAACATCAGACCACTTGATATTTTCTATCATGGTCTTAATTGTCTTGTAAACTCCCTGTACCCAAGTATTTATATCTTCTGCAAGTGCTTTAAAATCAAATGTTTTGAAGAATTTATTTATTCCCTCTGCCAGTGATTTTCCAAGGTTTGACCAGTCAAATGTCTGACCAAAGGAAAGTGTGGCATAAATCGCCGTATTCAGTGCCCCGGCAATCGTTTTTCCTACATTTCCAAACAGTCTCGGATTGATAAGACCATTAAGGAAATCTGCCAAGCCTTTACCAAAGTTTCTTGCCTTGGAATAAATCTTATCCCAGTTGATAGACTCCATAGCTTTTGATAAGGCATCACTGATGTATTTTCCAAGTTGTTTCAGATTTTTAATATCACTTTCGTAATTTTTAAAAATAGTATCTGTCTTGACAAGTTTACCGCCACTGGCACCGCCTGATGCGCCACCACCGCCGGAACCGCCCGAACCTTTTTTGCCAGAACCATCATTTGTTGTAATCAGTTTCAATTCATCAAACTGACGGACACCTTTATTCATCTTATCAATGTTCTTTGCCGCCTGTCCGGTATTGTCAGCAACATCGCCTGCGCTTTCTGCCGCATCTGAAAAGTTATCCGCAAGACCTGCACCGGAATCCTCATATTTCCATCCGAAGATTGCGCCTAAAGCGTTTGTAACCTTTGTAACAAAGCTGATAACAACCAGTAAAACGGAATTGAGTGCTTTTACGAATGGTTTGAAAGCATTGATTAATCCCCCACCAATAACACTGCCAAGCTGTTCGAACGACTGTTTTAAAATTCTGATCTGGTTCGCCCACGAATCAGCAGTACGCGCAAAGTCTCCCTGTGCTGTCTGCGTATTGGCAAGGACGTACTGATACCGGAGCATTGTCTTTTCAGCCTGTGACATAGACTCGATATCAGAATCTAATCCCTGTTTCATCGCCCACTCTTTAAGGGTTGCCTGTGTAAGATCAAGACCGTAATCTCTTAATGGACGTGTCTGTCCGGTAAATATTGCAGCTAAATCCTGCGACACAACATCCTGATCTATGTTATACAGAGATGCCATATCAGCAGTTAATTTTGTTAAATTCAAAGACACATCAGCCATGGAATCAGACAAACCAATATAGCCATCTGTCTGCTTATTCAAAAACTCATTAGCTTTCTTTATCAAACTACTGTCAATTCCCATGGCTGTTCCCATTGCTTGGAATCGGCTTGCCGTCTGTTTCAATGTCAGTTCTGACATACCGAACTGACGTATAGAGTCCTGTGCAAAGTCATTGACTTTTTTTGACATGTCACCAAAAGTAACATCAACAACGTTCTGAACCTCTGTTAATGCGGATGATATGTCGATTGCATTTTTTATTCCTCTTATCGCTCCGTACAGACCAAGATAAATCCCCATAGAGGACAAAATCTGTCTTGTGAATGACTTGAGTCCGATCAATGCTTTTCCTGTGGATGTCTTAAATCCAAGGAAAGAACCGGAAAGATTACTGATGCTGTTATTTAATCCAGTAATCGCACCGCCAGATCTGTTTGAAAGATTTCCAAGTGCCTGTGTCATTTGTAAAATATTTGCGCTTACATTTGGTGCTTTTGAGAGTGTCTCAAACAGATATTTAAGGTTGTCAGCAAGCAAAGGTATATTTGTTACTGCACGTCCGCTTGCAACGCTTCCAAGCCTTGATATGGCTGTTACAAGGTTGCTCATATTGGTCATATCAAAATTCAATGCACCTATCTTGTTCATCTGGCGTACAAAGTTTTGTAACTGCGCAGATAAAGCCGGCAGATTCTTTGTCGCCTGTGTAGATGCCTTGCCACCAATTTTTGACAGTGCCGACACCATGCTTGTGAGTCCGCTTGTATCAACAGCTTTAACACTTGCTATTCCAGATGCAAGATCTCTCACAGCAGAAGATATTCCGTGGATAGAATTTGCATCAACACCAGAAAATTTATTGAGTGCCCGCACCATTGATGTGATTTCCGAAGATTTACCACCTTTGAACCCGGTAGCTGCATCGGAAATGCTTCTGATTCCGCTTGCAATATTTGAAAGTTTTGCAGTGTCAAACGATATGCTTTCCCGGAGCCTATTCATGCTGTTTACAAGGCTTTCTATGGAATTACTTGCTTTTGCAGAGTCAGCTTTGATTTTTATTTGTAATTCATCAATGTCTGCCATATATGCACCAACTTTCTATGCAAAATAAAAAGACGGTAGGCTGTGACACCTTACCGTCCTTGATCTACTCTTTTAATTTTTCTCTTGTAACCGGTCCGCATTTCTTATCTACTGTAATTCCGACTTTTTTCTGGAATGTTCCAATACCGGTCGCCGTATCATTTCCAAGAATACCGTCCACATTACTGTTTCCCTTTTTATCTTTTTCATCCAGGCATCCGTGATAAATAAGCTCCGTCTGAAGCCATCTCACATCATCCCCTCTCATGCAAGGGAATTTTTTCTTTAAAATCCTTGCAGGTTCCGGGTATGGGTTTAAATGATCTTTTACATTTTTTCTAGGGTTTCCGCTTGTCACAATCGCTGTATGACCTTTTGTTTTTGTGACAAGAACATCTCCATTGTAAAGAACCATTCCTGCCGCATAACCTCCAATGTCATCAAACATGCCACTAGAAAGAAGTACAGATTTTTCATTTGCTGTGGTGAAATTTCCAACATCTTTTCCAGTTGCATGAATAATGCATGCACGTACCGTTGTGCCGCAATCTGCTTCTGTTTTTACTTTTGAATTAATACCATATTTGACAATTCCAAGCCGGTGTCCCTGACAGTAGCCAATATTATCATTATTGCACGCTGTAATCATTGATTCTGCCAGTTTATCCGCCATATCTTTTGTTTTTGGCCTTAACACATACCATCCTTTTTTATGAACATAAAAGTTTTGCATACTTACTTCTGTTCCGGTCTGATCTCCCGGTCTTCCACCGGTCAATTTCCCATTTTCATCATGTCTTGCAGATCCAATTCTCATATTTATACCTCCAAGTTCTTTTCTTGTTTTGGGTGGCTCAACTCATAGTTTGACTGCATGACTTTAAGTTTTGCCACAAATAGCTCTCTCTGTTTCTTTATTTCTTCTTCCGTCATTTCTGAATCATCTTTTCCTTGTTGCTCATTGATTGGTTTTTCAATATACTTTGATTTTGCTTTCCGACCGGCAAGGCAATGTTCTACTGCCACCGATACCGCAGACAATCCATATGTTCCAAACCACATCCACATCTCATTGTCTCTTTGCTTTTTATCTAAGTTGTAAGCATCCGCATAAGGCTGTAAATCAGTCGGACAGGACGTGTCTATGTCATGCACAGTAAATCCATACCCTTTCGTAACTAAAAGCCAAAATGGGCGGATTTCTGTACAATATCTTTCCCATGTAATTTCTTCCGGTTCTCCTGTCTTTACTTCCGTTTCGGTACTTTCTTGCGCTCCTGATTGAGCATTTTGGATAAAAAACCGTTTGCAAGAATCTCCGTCAGCAATGATTCATACAACATATTTCCATCTGCATCTTCCTGATCAAAGTAATCATCCAGCATAGAAAACACTTTTTTCATCTGCTTTTCTTTCTGTTCCTCATTGTTCGGATCATATCCAAACTCTTTTTCATGGAACTTCTGCGCTCCAACAAGAATCAATTCCGGCAGAAGCATAAGAACTGCATTAACTTGTTCGATTCCGTCCTCTATCTGATCTAACTGTACAATTTTGGCAATGATCCCACTCTTATAAGTAGCTTCATACCCAAATTTGATATTCAGTTCCTTTTCTCCAAGTTTAATCTTTGTCATATACTTTCCCTTTCTCCCTCTCTATAGGGAAAGGGCAGTCAGAAGACCGCCCTGTTCTTTTAAATTGTTTCTTCAAGCTCTGGCTCGGTTGTCTGGTTATCGTCAGCCGATCCAACCGAACTATTCGACTGACGTGTTATTCCCCCGGTGTAAAAGCTACAGCGGTGTCCATGCCCTTGTATTCTTCAATGGTAAGATTCATTTCAACCGTCAAAAGTTCGTTCTGACCAATCTCCGGCTGTGGAATCTGCTCTGGCGGCTGAGCCACAACAAAAAACGCGTCGGTAAATCCCGGGATAATAGTTTCAAACCACATTCTTTTCCCGCCGGAAAGCGCCTTATACGCCGTGATAAGTGCTTCCCACTCTTCCTTTGTGGCATCCGTAAGGTTTACCGTGATAGGGAAAGAGCCACCGGTATCTGCGCGACCCTTTACATATCTGGTAATAGCATCTTCTAATGCAGATGCGTCAATCTGTTCCGGCTCAATGTTGATACCGCCGATTGCGTTAATTCTTGTAAGCTGTTTAAACGATGTAGGCTTTGTTCCGGCTGTGGTTTCTGTTCCATAGCCAAACGTAATGCCTAACGTAGACAATCCTGCTTCTGCCATTTTTACCTCTCTTTCTACCGCCAAATAATGCGGTTATCGGGCGCATCTTTTTGCACCCGGTGCATAAAAAATAGAGCCTTTCGGCTCTTTTACATCAATCTGTCGTTGGCTCCGATTATCCGCCGGAACCTTGCAACGCTTCTAAATTTTTTTTCACTGTCATTTTTAAACTCCGGCATTGCTGTAATTTGAAATCGCATCTGTTTAAAGGCATCAGCTAAAATAGCCATAATCCCTTTTGCATCGCTCTGCTTTGTGTTTGTAATGACGTCAACCTGTATTGTTTCCTGCACCGCATTTACGGATGTGCCCTCTAAATCTGCCCCACGTTCAAGCCCCGGCATCTCATGGATGTAAATAGTCGGGAAAACAGGGTTTTTATCAAGGTTCTTTTCAACCGTTGTAAATGCAGTGTCAAAATTCATGCTTTTGTATTTTTTCTTGAGTTTTGGTTTGGCTATCGTTGCAACATTGGAGAAAATGTTTGTTTCAAGATCATATACCCACTGGTTGTCTGCCATTATCCAAACACCTCCTTCGCTGTCTGTGTAACAATCTGCCGCAACTCATTCGCGGTCAGATACATGAATGGTCGGCTTGGCATTCCCTCTGTAAACCACCAATCGCCATTGTCGTCCTGATAAAACCATCCATATCTTCCATCTGAAATCTGATGTATAGTTTTTCCACTTGCGTACTGCCACGAAACACCCTCCGGCAGTTTCCCATGATAAGGACTTTGCTGTCCAACAATTCCGGTTCCAAACTCAACAAATGCGGCATGGTCTGTACCGGCTATTACCGCCCATATCCCGCCGCCCTTAGTGCTTCCTTCATATTCCGCGTGAACACTTGAAATCAGTTCCGATGTAAATATTGCGTCAAGGTCAGCAATTTGCACTCTGGCAATCTCTACGCCCTTTTCCGCGAGTTTTTCTGCCAATAGCTGACATTTATATATTAAGCTGTTTTGATAGGCTCTAAGCTCTTGTATTGCATTCTGAATAGACTTTTCAGACAGGCTCATTGTGATTACTTTCTTCCCCATGCCGCACCTACTTCACATTTTTTTGCAATAAGAACAAATCAACCGTCAATCCCTCGTCTGCAACACCTTTTACGATGTAATCAGCCGAATTTTCGTCAACGATTGTATTCTCTTCATCTTTGTACCTTACATCTGACCGTTTCCATACCAAAGATCCGACGCTCAATGGAAGCTTTCCTTTGTCTTCTACGATCTGAACAAAATTTGTAGAGTTATCTACGCCAAATTCTTTTATAAGTGCTTCGCTCAACTTATTGCTGATTGAAGAATAAAAAACCACAGGCTTTTCATAACCTGTGGTATACTCTCCGGTTGTCTTCGGTATCTTGTTCCCGTCATCATCAAGGTAATAAATTACATTACCATCAGAATCCGTGTACGAAGAATATTCGATGTTACCATCATCATCCGTCACATATACCGGCACCTTGCCGCTTTGCTGCGAATAACTCATTTTTTGCTTATTGATCTCAAGCATTTCACTTCACATCCTTGCCGAACCGTTTCCACAGCTCAGAAAGCTTTTCCCATCCATACATTGCGACAAACGCAACAATAAATCCTGCAATAATAGCTGCCAAGATCATATACCATAAAATTGATGTCTGGATGTACTGCATGTATGCCACAAACGCAGCGACCGTGATTCCGATAGAAAGAACAAATACCAAGATGTCCGTCGGAACCTTAGAAAATACGCCTACACCTTTGATTACCTGTGTTACCACAGACACAACAAATGCCAGCGTACCAATAATCGCCAGAATAATTGTCATGTTAGCAATTACCGACTGTATAATATCCATGATTAAACCTCCTTTTCATCATTAAGACGGGTTTCTATTCCGTCAATTCTGTGATGAGCCGATTTCACACTTTCCTCCACCTTTATGATCCTGTTGTCATGAGAATTGATTTCTTTTCGCATCTCTGAAACTTCATTTTTGATCTCGGTCGTGTTGTTTGAAATGGCATCCAACTTCATGTTAATGCGTGTGTTCTCCCTCACGCGTTCTTCAAGATCCGTGTTGTCTGTCCTTTTGTTGCTCTTCAAGCCCATAAAGACGGAAAAACCAAGCGACAGCACGCTTATAATGATTGCTGTTGATATTTCAATCGTCAAATCATATACCGCCTTTCATTTTTATGGCACACCGCCCACCACCGCTCAATGTGTGCCGCCTGCTACGTTTTGTCGACGTCGACAAAACGTAACGCACAATCTTCTAAAAAACTGATAATTGCTTTGCAAAAAACAGATTCATTTTCTACTCATGTCAGATAGGTCGCAAAGGTTTTACAAACGTGGATACCCCTACGAACAAGCTTTCCCTGTCTTTCCAGCTACGGCTTACGTTGTTTTCTGAATAACTTTCCATATAGGATTCTCCTGCCTGTGAATGGTCGTACACGGCTAAATTGACGATTACATCCTCAAGCTGTTTCAAATCCTCGGATATTTTTTCATCCGTGTAGCTTTCCGGGTAATTCCGCTCGCGTACCACTTCATTTCTTGCCTGCTTGATAAGCTGTTCAATGTAAGGGTTATCTTCTTTCTGGTCGAACACGACAACATCAGAAGTAACACCATCTTCATCCGTAACGGTTTCAATATGAAATTGTTTCAGTCTGATTTTGACCTGCTCTAATGTTGTATATTCGTCCATTCTTCCCTACCTATAATCCGAACTGCTCGATCAAAATGCGTTTCAGTTCCGCTCCACTGATTTCTTCTGCACCATCGATCCCATGTTCAGCGGCAAGTGCCTGTAAATCAGCAGTGCTCATTCTGTTAATCTCTGTCTTGGTGTACCCGCCGGAAGATTTCTCTCCCGAAACAATGTCCGGGATTTCATCTCCTGCTTTGTACCATTTTCCATTGCGCTTTACCGTGTATTCAGCAATCATACCGCACCTCCTACGCAACTTTCATGACAACAACGCTGTCCATGCCCTCAAAAGTAGGCAATCCGATCATTGACACAACGCAATGAGTGTTGATCGGATGATTTGTTGCGTATGTATACACCGAAATACCGGTTTCTACAATAGAAAGGTTTCCGTCTGTTAAACTTCCGCTTCTCTCTTCCGGTGTCTTTCCAAAGACATAATCTCCAAGGTACACGCCGGATGCCTGCGCTGAAATAACTCCTGTAGGAATAAAATATTTGGTGGCACCGTCTGCCGGGTCGATGTAAAGTTTGTCGTAAACTTCAATCTCGATGCCGTATCCTCTAAGATACTCTGTAACCTGCCCCTGCTGTAAACGAATACCTCCATTGTAAGCAGTAATTCCAAGCACCTGTTTCTTTGTGTCTTCTGCCTTAAGAACCATCTCCCACGTTTCTGTATTCATGCTAAAACGTGCAAGGGAATATCCGGTTTTCTTTGCAAACTCACGTTTAATCTCGATAAGGTCATCAAGTGGCGTTGCTGTTTCGGATGCAGACCATTTATCGGTATCGCTTCCAGAAATATCTTTGTAATGGTCTCTCTTGTGCGATACTCCATTATCGGAAGTATAATCAACATAGTAGCTCTTGCCACCAATTGTTACCTGTACTCTTGGAATACCATCAGATGGTGCTAATAACTGCCAAATCTGGCGTTCCGGCACTACTCTTGCGCCCTCAATCAGCATCATCGGTTTTTTGCTGATTTCTCTAAGCACCTGGTTTGCCATGTTGGAATTTTCTGCCGACTGGTAATTTGCATACTCCTGCTCTTCACGCTCTGTTACCATGTAAGATTCACGGTAGAACGGCATCTCGTTCTGAATATCCGAAAATCCACCGACATCTCTTAACTCTGCCTGCGCATCAAAATTGGATGCCTTTAATGATACCGGAAGACCGTTTTTCCCTTTGATAAATCTAAGTTCAAGGCTGTCCTGTTTTCTGGTTCCAAATTTCTGTCTACCTAAGTAAGGCGCAGAACCAAGCGTTTTTTCATAATTATTCCACATAACCCCAAGACTTCTTGCGGTAAATGCTTCTGCTAATGGTAATGCCATTCTCTAATACCTCCATTTCTTAATCAAAAAAAGTGACACGCGGTGTTGCTGCTTTTGCAGTTGCTTCTACGGTCACTCCATTTGCCGTTACCTTTGCGCTGTCAATAGAACCCTGATATACATAAGTTCCAGGCGCATCTCCCATTGTTACGTCAACATCTTCCAGAAGATACCCTTTGCAAGATTCGTCATTGCTTGGGAACGGTGTCCCTGCCTTTGCAATCTTCTTTCCGTTTGCATCGGCACTTGTTACCATTGTCTGCGGAACGATGCACGCCGCACCCTCATAAGGAAAGAATTTTAAAATTCCTTTACTCTGTGTAAAGTCTCTTTCAATTGGTTTTCCCATAATTTACCTCCTATAAAACATAATGGTCTTTGGCTTCTGCATTTTTTGCCGGTTCGCCAAAGCTGATACTTTCGGCATTTTCAACATCTGCCGTTTTTTTATTCTCTCCACCTGCAGTACCGCCGCCCGGATTTGCAGAATTATTCGCAATCTCCTGTTCCTTTGCCTGCGCTGCCGCGGTTTCCTTTTCGGCTGTAATCTTTCCAAGAGCGTCATAATCAAGGCTTCCATTATCCTTGACAACGGATTTTGCCTGCTCTGCATTGATTTTTAACTTTTCCATCAATGCTTCGCGCTGGTCTCTAATGGCGTTTTTCTTCTGCATATCTGCAATCTGCTGATTTGCTGTCTCTAACGCCTTGTTTGCTTTTTCAAGTTCCGTGAGATTTCCTGCTTCCATTTCATCCAGCTTTTTCTGCAACTCATCTGCGCTGTTTGCCTTTGCCTTAAGCTCTGCTGCTTTTGCCTGTTCTCTCTGTACGGCACTGCCGTAATCAGCAATGATTTTCTCAACATTTTCCTCACTGATACCCATTGCAATTAACTCTTCTCTTTTCATTGATTACCTCCGATATGTCTTTACGAATTTTTGCGGTGCAACGACACCGAATGACACTGTTGTTTTTTACGCTCACAACTTTGCGAATTTTTATAAAATAAAAACAGCCGCCGATTACTCGGTAGCTGTCTTATTTTGCTGTTTATTTAATTGATTTACAATTTCCTGTGCTTTTTGTTCCTGCTCTTCTGCATCATCAATGGTTTTCCACAACGCATCTATATATGGCTTAGACAAGAGGAATGTCTTTTCAGCATCTCCCCAAAGCCCCACCGTTTTAATGGCAATAAGAGGATGTATGCCGCACTCTAAAAGCTGATATAGTGTTTGCGACTTTGTATACATATTGTCTTGCGGGCTATGATTGATTTGCACATCAAAATCCCTCATTGACAATTTCAAATCCTTGTCCTTAACGCGTATTACATTTAAGACAACTTTTGCAAGTCTCTTCTCTGCCGATTTCACAATTGGGTCTTTTAATTTTGCTCTTGTCTTTGAAAAATCCCAACCATTTCTCAACTCTACTGCGCCCTGTGTATCTCCGCCAGTGTTCCCCTGTTTGTTTGGTATAGCAAGAATTGATAAGGCATTGTCCCAAAGATCATCTTTTGCCACTTGGCACTGACTCTGGTTAAGTTCCTGCGTCATGATTTCAACATCGGCTTTGTTATCCTTGTTATTGGACTTTACCGTCAAAGCATGGCTCATTTTCATCTCTTCAAACGTTTTTTGGTCGATTTCACAGTTCACAAACTTAACCCAGTACTGAACAAACTGCTCAATTCCATCCATTCTGTTTGACTGCATATTGTTTATGGCATCCAAAATACCTATGACAAGCTCAATATCAGAAATTCTCTCATGATTATTTGGAAACTCAACAATAGGTATACTTCCAAATGCATGCAATTTCCATTCAGAAACTACTCCGTTTTGAAGTTTACATGAATAGTTGTCCGTATAGCACAGTTTGTACCATCTTCCATCTTCGTCTTTAAGCTCCTGTACGGCAATCACCGGTTCTTCCGTACTCCGATTATAAATAACACAAGTATTCATCGGAGTAGGGGCAACAATTTGAAATGGTATTTCTCCATTTGAAAATCTCACAGCCTTAAAAGATGTTCCGGTTGCTGACTGCCATTCACCAGCTTTAATGTCTTTTTCCTGCTTATTTGCGTCTACAAGATAGTCGTTCAGCGCATCCACTGCCTTGTTAATCGTATCATCATCTTTTCGACTGATAAACTGGATTGGCTCGCCGTATGTCTGCCCTACTTTGAACTGAACAATCTCATACGCATGATTTTCTACTATTTTGTTTGTAATATCAGCATTTTGTACCTTTAATCGGTATAAAATCGGCTGATCTCCTTTGTAATACCGCCATAGGTATTCTATGATGGTTTTGTTGTAATAATAATTACCTATGCAGTCTCCAACCACCTTGACAATATTGTCTGCTGTGATGGTTTCAACATCAGTATATAAAATTTTTCGCCCATAACAGCCCTTAACAAGATCTTGGAGAGATTTATTATTCATAATTGGCTCCTAAATAAACGTCATCCCACTGGATGTTGACCGGATTGGAAGAGATTTTAATTCTGTTTTTCCATTCTCCGGATAAAAAACAACTTTCTTGTGGCATTTTCTGCACTCAACAGAAATTTGCATTGTTGAACGCCCATCGTGTGTGGCAACTTTTCTTCCGCAACGCGGGCAATATATTGTTTTTGGTGTATATACCATAAAGTCCTCTTTTCTTTGAAAAAGAAAAAGCACCGGAGATTCCTCTTCGATGCTCTTCCAATGTGGGATGGTAAAGTGTTCAACTATTTGTTGACTTCTTCGATTATAACTATATCATTTTTTCAATATGACATTCTATGACATTTTCAAGTATGTTGCTCCATACTTCTCCTCAAATCTTTTTAATGCAATTTTATGAAGCCTTATTGTCTGCCTCCAGGAGTAATTCATTTCAGTTGCAATAACCTCAAATGTCTTTTTTTCTATGTACTTTGAAAACAACACATTATAGACATTCTCATCTTCCATACTGTCTATCTGGCTGATGATCTTATCTCTTTTGATAATATAATCATCAACCATCGCGTCTATGTTTCTTTCAATTTCATCAATTTTTGCCTGTTTTGTTCCTATCTTGTCAAAATTTGGCGTTGTCATAACTCTTTCTTCGTTTGACACAGCAGATATGCTGCATGCCAGCTCTTTCAGTTGTGCAAGCTCTACCAGCTTATTATTTATCATCCGGTTAAGACGGCTTATCTGTCCTAAATATTCTTTGGTTGTCATATCAATACCTCCGTCCGAAAGAAAATGGGTTTTGAGTTGCTTCTACTCTTGCCATTCTTTTATTTCCGTAAATCATGTCACATAATTGTGCCGTAGAGTCTATCCCGTCATCATGCTTCATTTTCCCTTCAAAAGTAGCAGACAAAATATTTTGAAAATACTTTCTGTACTCTTTTGTTTGATATTTCATGTCCACAAAATGAAGTTTTCGTATGTCTGGAGCATGATTTTTGATTCTATCCATTTTTGCAGTCTGATTGTCTGCCGGATCATGACTTGTGTTAATAGGGTATCCGTCTTTTTCCCATATTTTTTCACAGTCTGTGCGGTATGCTGATGTTGTCTTTGTTTCCTCAAAATGGACTTCTGCTGTCTTATTATTAAATTTATCTAAATGTCTTTCCATTCGTGAAGTAACTTCCGGTATGGTAATTTCCTTATCACCGTCATTGTAGACAACATCAGTAATATAATGTTCTCCGTCAATCTCATAGCAGATAGGCATTGATACAAAATCACCGCCACCATAAGCAGGGTCATTAGCTGCAAATATCCTATCAGGTCTTATTCCTTCAAGTTCTGCCGGATTAAAGAAATTCATAATATCGACATTGAACATCTGACCCTTTCTTTCAATAGGCTCCTGTTGATACTGTGCAAACCATGATGCCATATCGTCATTGTTTTCAAAAGATGCCATACGTCTTTTGTAATCAAGAGTTGTATATCCCAAATGATACGGATAATCAAAATTGCTTTCTCCGTTTTCATTTAGGGCAGGAATAATAACCTCTCTGTGCCGTATGCCTTTGTATTCAGGATCATTTTGTAATAGGTCTAAACGTCTACCTTGAACGTCCTTTTTCGCCCAACGTGTTCCTATCCCCAACAATTTAGCCTTTCCAGGCTTAATTCTTGGCATAAAGTTGTTGTCGAATTTTCCCCATACAGTATTTTGCCTGTCTTCACTCAATGCTTCATCAATACCGCTGAATAAGTCATCATAAACTCCAAGCCCGTCACAGTCACAAGCACCATTCAATGTTCCGTAAATGCTTCGCATTGTAAATGTTGGGTATGTTTTTTTACGTATAAGGTCTACTGTCAAATCTTTTCCGTCAGTAACCAACTTTTTCTCTACTATATTTGGATATATTTCAGCATACGTGTATGTCGGGTCCGTAATCATTTCTATGATACCGTCATAGTAACCACCAGTAATTTTGTCTGAATATGCCGAATACAGATTAGATCGCTCTGGCCTGTTAGAACCAAACCACAGATTTCCCATTTTGACTATTTGTGTCTTGCCTATTCGTCCAGGGCAAAATACCATTCCTTCGTCCAGCGCATCATCGTACAGATCTTGAATAAGCTGTGCTACCTGCCGTAATGGATTTATTCTCGGCTGATAAAATCTCTCTTCTACCGGTCTATTCTTTTCCATGTATAGCATGAAACTTTCAAATCGGTAACGTGCTTCAATCAGAAGAATTTTGTAATAGTCATCAACAAGGGTGTATTTTTCTTCATGTTGTTGGCTGTATTTTTCAAGGTCAAGTATTCTACCGCCTGTCCTACCCATGCAAAAACGCTCTACAATGCCCTTAGAACGGCTTGTAAGTTGTAATCCATACTGAATATCCTTTTCTGTATTTATTGCCACTCCTGCCGCTTCTATGTACGCGTCAATGACCTGTTCATCTATTCCATGTGTATTTATGTAATTTTCATATCCATTTACTGTGGAAATTAGGCTTGAACTTGCCAAAAGAAAAGCACCTCCGCAAAAGCAGAAGTGCCTTGACCTCTGCCTATAACTGTTTTAGGGTAGCGACTAACTCCATTTGTTAGCCGGTAATATTATTTTATTTTCTTATTATTGGTTCTTGCTGATATTGACAAGTCCACTCTGAAATATCGTTGTTGTCGATATTTTGTTTTGCTTTTTCTATTTTCTTTGAGAATTTACAATGCCACAACGCATAATTAAGCCTTGATTGCGAATAGTAAATGCAACATCTGTCTTTCAAATACTTTTTCATCTTCGGATAGTAAAACCACGATTTTATAAAATCAATAATCATTTCCATTCTCACACAACACCTTCCTGCTTGCTTCTCGTCAGCTTCTCTTATTTCATCCATAAATTTCTCCTTATCTACGCATAAAACCTTTTCAGCCACTTCGACACATTCTTTTCTCTTTTCGTCATTAGTGCATTATCTGTCTGTGTTATATCGGCAAAAGGTCAGGTTGCATTTTTTATTATTAGGTTCAATAGGCTCTTGTTTATAAAAACATTCATAAAATTTTTGCCTGTCTGCTTCATTATCTGCCACAATAACAGGTTCATCTTCTAAAGTGGAACAATCTATAGGCTCGCCATTTCTACCACCTATTTCGCGCGATTGTGCTTCTCTAAGCGCTTCACGCTCTATTGATTTAATTACTTCTGCCATGCTCATTTCTCATCCCTCTTTCAAAGTATGCTTGATCACGCTATCTGCTATTTCAATCGCTCCCCATCCGAGCAATATACAAAAAATTTTTCCTATCCAATCACCAATATCTCTCTATACTTTCTTATATATTTTGCACAAAAAAGCCTTTATTTTAGCTATCTGTGCAATGGTTAATTAAGTTGCAAACAATGACAAGCTCTTAATAATGGGCGAAAACTGTATCATTTCTGGTTCAACGTACTTCGTTTTCCAGTCAGAAAGGTACACGAAATAAAACGTCATCCTTTTTATGAAGGCGAATCTGTGTCCCATTCTTCCCTATGGCTGCTAACCTCTCATGTCTAACAGGATCATCTTATTTGAAAGAGTCCTAAATTCCTTCGTCCAGCCTACCCATAGTGGGGTGCCGCCTTTGCTCCTATCCAGGGTCATGCCCTATAAAGTATGTCTTAGCGGCTTCGCTCTGCTTTGTCATTGCCTAGAGAGCACTCCTGTAATCCAGCACCAATTGAATCCTTGGCGGACGTTATCTGTTACAGCATGTGCTTTTTTTATGCTGCTTCTGGTCTGATGATGTCCTTCCGGAACTTTTCTTCATCAAAGTCACAGCCTGTTTTCAATACTACATAGAAGATCCGTATCGCTTTACATGCAACTGCTATCTTTGCCTGCATCCCTCCGAGCGGTTTTTTTGTCCTGTTCCTGTAATAAAGGAACACATCCTGAAATGCGGGATTCCAGGTCATCAGTGCACGTGCCGACTCATACATTGTTCTTCGCAGTTTTCGTCTGCCCCTCTTACTGATTCTTGGCTGACCTTTCTTTTTACCGGAACTTTTCTTGACTATTTCCAGCCCTGCAAGCTTCTGTATCTGCTTCGGATCAGTGAAACGTCCGATATCACCAACCTCTGCTATAAAGCCAATCACAGTACTCATCCCTACTCCTTTGATGGCGAGCAGTTTCTCCACATTTGGTACTTCTTTTACTTTTTCTTCCAGATATTCATCTAATCTTTTTAGCTGTTCTGCTTTAAGGATGTAGTCATTTACAAGAACCCATATCTCGAGTCTTGCAGCTTCACCTGCTTCCAATCCCACACTATTCTGTGCAGCTTCTACCAGGGTCTGAGCCCTCTTTATTCCTGCCGCACGCACCTTTGCATCACGCCATATCTGATTGATTCCACCTGCACCGATTTTAAGGATATCTTGTGGAAGTGGAGCTTCTCTAAGAAGCATCAGTCCACTGGTTGAATCCCAATCGGCATAACACTCAAAATACTCTGGAAAGAACTTCTGAAGCCATCCCTGTATCTGATTTGACAGACGTACATGCTGCTTCATGATCTGATCTCTGCAAACAGAGGCCTCTCTGATTTCTGCATATACACCGCTTGGAAGATAAGAAGTTGAAAATCTTCCATCTTTCACAAGCAACGCTATTGTCTTTGGATCCTTTAAGTCACTCTTTTCAGGACTGTTATCATCCAGTTCCATACTTCTGTTTACTGTAAACGGATTAACAGTTACAAGCTGAACATCATGGTCTTGCAAGAACTTCTGAAAAGTAAGCCAGTAGCAGCCGGTAGGCTCACAGCCAACAATAACCTTTTTCATTTCAGTTTTATTCATGAGTTCCTCTGTCCATCGAAGGAAAGTAAGGAATCCCATTCCGGTGTTGCTAAACTTAAATACTCTTCTTGAAAGTTCAAACCCTCTCCAGTCAAACGCTCTGCAGAAGTGAGTTTGTGATCCAACGTCCACTCCAACAATTAAAGTGTCACTTGTTACTTGCTTTAGTCTGTCATTCTGTGTTAAATTCATTTTGAACCTCCAGTGTTTTGATTGTTTTGTTTACATCCGCCAAGATGCAACTCAATCATACCTTGAGGTTCTTTTTTATTCAATTGGTATTATTTCTGAATTACAGGAATGCTCCTATCATTTCGGATAATAAATACCCTAAAACACTTGAAATCATAATCCATGTCAGAAAAATGTATAGGACAACGCAGATTATTCTAAGACTTTTCCATAATATTTTCATTCTTCCACCAACTTTCTGCCACACATAGGGCAAAATGCAATATCAAAGTATCCTCTCGCCATACCGTAGTTTGAATAAATCACAATTCCGGGAACTTTGTCCCCTGTATTCATCATAATTTGCGCATTTGTCAAATTCGTTTCATTTGCACACTTCTGAATGGAAATATTAGCGCCGAATATTCTGTTAAATGGATCGTTAAACCCATTCCTCCATCGGAACGGCAGGAATCGGACCTGCGACCGCTCGGATATAAGCCGAGTGCTCTACCATCTGCGCTACGTTCCGTCACAGCGCGCATAGCGCGCCGTTTATGATAGTATTTTTGATCTTTTTATTTTACCGACGTCCACTAACACCGAATAATTGCTTGCGCCGAGTTTTTTTTGCAAAAACCGAATGCTAGTGGACTTAAGCTATACTGGATGCTCCGACTTCTCACTCTGGTGCTCTGCGTCGCTATCCAGATTGAGTAAATCTCCGGTGCTGTCCGGTTCCTTTGATTTTGTTATATGTATTCTTTCCTCTGCACAAATGATAGGCAGCTGAAAGCAAATACCAAATATTGGACTATAAAACATTCTGTTACCTCCACATCAGAAACATGTTCAGCAACAGCAACATCACAAGTACCCATAATGCAATTGCTGTTTCTTTGTCTTTGGATTCTCTGCCAGATACAAATAGTATCAGCATAAAAATAACATCCAGCGTCGATATAATCGTTTTAATAATTACCATGGTTGTTTTCCTCTCACAAGTTTCTTTAGCAGGATTCGAACCTGCGAATACTGGAATCAAAATCCAGTGCCTTACCGCTTGGCGATAGCGCTATATTAACACTACTTTTCCGGCATGTAATAGACCATGTTATCAAATACAGTTATTCCCATACAAGGATCACTCATATCAACGCATCTGATCGATATGTTTTTAGATACTGCAAACATTTCGGCCACCTGTTGTTTATCCATGTTTGTGCTAATAACTTGAAAAGCCGAAAATGCCTTGTGCATATCAGAGAATACTTCTTTTTCTCTACCTAAATTCGCATACGTCCCAATGGTAAACGTTTTTCCATCAACCATAGCAGTTATCATTCCATGATTTGCTGTGAATACCGCTCGGTCAAAATCAAGCGAAACGTCTTTGCTTTGTGATACTACTCTCATACTTTTCCATCCAATCTCTTTTTGTTTTTGAGGATATTTAAAGGACTTAGTAGTGCTGATTTTCTCAACCTATCAAACCCCCTCCCCCTCCATGCAGAATCATGCTTTGAACATTGATAAATTGTTTGAATTGTTCGTTCAATTCCATTCGTATTTTACAACTATTCGCAAAACCCTTGTTTTGTGTAATGTATCAACGATTTAATGCGCCTTAAGACCATTAAACACTGGGCTTTAAATTGTTTGAATTGTCTATCACGATTTCACCATTATCCGGGCTTGAATTGTCGAAGTTGTCCGGCAATCTCGCACAATTCCCGTTCCCCAGTTTGGGGAGCTCCGAAGCTGTCAACGCTCTTGTTCTGGCTCCCTGGTCTCTTACGCCCGGCATATTAAAGCCGCAGTACTTGTTGAGCGACGGCATGTAGCACATTGGGTTATTTTTCCCAGAGGTCTGTAACCCAACAAGGCTTTCCTCTCTCATTTCGTCAATCTTTTTGCAAATGTCGGAACCTAATGAGCCTAGCTGCACGCCATTAACCCATCCGTTTAACGTGTCTCTGTGTATTCCGGTAAAGAATGTAAACCCAACAATATTCACTACTTTCTCGTAGTCATTACACAGGTCTATATATATATCTAATACCTCGTTAACCTTATCTGTATCATAGGCATTATTTATATTATTATCATCCTTTAAGTACTTTGGATTAACTTTAAATACATTCTCATAGATATATTTACAACAGTTATACCATCTGTTCTGCGATACTTTGCACATGTCCTCTACATGTCTCTCTTCCATCCAGAGATTTATATACATGTCAATATCACTTTTAAAAACATCAACTGTATTATTTACTTCCTGCATTTCAACTGCTGACATGTTATATATCTCCTCTCTCCAGTACTGGAATACTTAAAATAAAAAATGCAACTGATACAATCAGATCATCATGATCTGATTGTACCGGCTGCATGAATTCCGTGTTTTTATATCGGGACCTCGACGGTTGCCGCCGCCCGTTGCCCGAATGCTTTTTAATTTAATAAAACAATATCATTCTATCATTTTCTTGTCAAGATATATTTTAAAATTAAATTTTAAGCCTGTATATTATATATATTAT